GTCAATGCCTGTTGAGGTGACTTCTAATTTAGTGCTTGCGCCTGTTTGTAACTTTAATGAGCCTGTACCATTATCATTGATAATGCTGTCAGAACTATCGTGATAAATCTGTAGGTCACTTCCTGCACCAAAGATGGCTTTGTCGTTATCGCCGAAGGACAGGTTGCCGGTCATTGAGTCGCCGGACTTTTCTACCTTATTGGTATTGAGATTAATGAAGTTGCTATCTACTTCGACATTAGTAAGGGGCGAACCTTTAGCGTCGTCGCCCTGTACACGGGTAGTGATTGTTGCCATGAGATTACGCCCCTACTAATTTACCGATTAAGATGCACTCAACGTGATGGTCCAAGTCACGGACATGGTGTCGTCCGCAGCCTTGTTAACAACATCAAATTTTGTACGACACAGCATGTCGCCACCAGTTGCAGCATTGAAGATACCTGCCTCAGTTACAGCGCCTGTAGCATCACCTGCTTCAAACGATGAAACGTAAACAACTTTCTCGTTGTTAGTGCCTGAGATAGTGGTTGAGTCGAGAGCTTCACGTGAACCTAACATCGAGACAAGATCAGTCTGAGTCGCAGCAGGTGCAGTCGTACCTGAACCCAATGCCATGTGTGACATTACGGCTTTAGTAGTACCTGTCATACGAGAAGCGATGAACGCTAGACCTGAATAAACAACGAGGTTCTTAACTTCGCGTTGGTCTTTAATGTTACCGGCCTTATCCTTGAGGACAATGTTGAGCTGACCGGAGAGCTTCAAGTTTTCGTTAATCATAACGATCTCCTAGAACGTTTTGGAAGCCCCGACAAAATCTTCCCCAAAGTAAGTGAAATCAGAATAACCCTGACTCCTCAAAGACCCCGCGTCGGTAGACGAGGCTGTATCTGTTACGCTCTTCCCAAACGACCACACGTCGTTGTCAGTCAACGCAGAACTGTCCGTAAGCGGTCGCCCAAACGATCTCGCCAACGTATCTGTAGCAATAGGTATATCACTTATGTGCTTACTTGTTAACAAGTTTGTGTTATCAGTGACAGACCAAGAATCGTCAAGGTTCTTGCCGAAACCTACGGTATCTATTACGTCAGAAACCGCGGAAGCGTCCGAAAACTCACGGACAAAACTAATCTGTCGATAGAACGTGTCTGTCAGAGACGCCGTGTGGGTGGTCACCTTACGGAACTGCATCTCTTGGTCATCCAAGATTGACGCTGTGCCATCTACGTCATCTGTAGCATCCACAGTGTCTGTAAATACTTTTCCGACATCGACTGTATCAATCCCATCAGTGAGGGTCGATGTGTCATCCGCAATTTTACCGTACGCCCAAACAGAGTCATCTGTTAGCGCAGGAACCTCAGAGAGTGCTTTACCTACATCAAGAGTGTCGATGTCCGCCGCCAGATTAACCGTGTCGCTTGTTACCTTTTCGCTCGATACAGCAGCATGGTCTTGCGCACTAGCAGTATCAGCTAAGGTTTTAGAGAACTCTCTAAAGAGGTCTTCAGAGAACAGAACTTCTTCAACAGCGCCCTTGATGAAGCGAATAACGTCTTTATCAGTAACCGCACCCGCAGAAGTAAATGGTTTCTGGAATGCCGCCACATAAAGGTCTGCGACTTCTGGGTTATCAATATTGAACGCACGCGATAAGTGGTAGTGCAGCGCGTCTTCAGCACCCGCTTGGTCGTCAACGACGACGTCCTCGAAGTAGTTAGCGAACAGGAGGAAGTTACCCTGCTCTGCTTTGAACACGGTTTGACCGATGTTCACCGACGACTGGGTCATCACGTTTAGCTGCTTAAAGGCAGCTCGTAACGCATTAACCAGTTCGGCGGATTTAAGTTTCATGCAAAGTCCTCTCGGATTTTGAACTTCAACTTGTCGTATAACGTTTCACGGATACCGCTAGATCGAACAACCTCGATCTCGCCTTCGTAGGTTCCGGCGTCCACTTCAAGGTCACCGGTCTGCCACTCGAGCACAGCTACGCCTTCAGCCGCCGTGTCAGGGTTGATAAAGAACTGACGAGAGAACAGTACAGATTCAGCACCGGCTTCACGGAAGTGAAGGGTTACTGTCGCACCCGCCAAGTCTACTGGCGCAGAGTCATCCTCGTTGGTCAATGTCACACGAATTTGAGGGCCGGTATCACCCTGTACGTATTTAAAGATATTCGCCATTACAGCCCCCTACGTGATGTCGTACGGTCGAACCCCACCATTTTAACCTTTAGGTTAACGCGGCGTGTATCCCGACCTTTCGCATCGTTAGCGTGCTTGTAGAACTCCGCCTTGTAGTAGGCAGCAAGCTCAGGGTTAGTCCACTCTTTGCCGGGAATGGCAGCAAGTTTAGAAATCGCGCCACAGGCGATTGAGCGACCGTGTGTCTCGAAGATAAAGTCTTCCACACCCGTTGCTGACAGACTTGGCTTGAGAACGGCTACGCCCTCGAACTCGTATTTGCCGTCAGGCGTTGGGAAGAACCTAATCTGCTCGTCTTGGTAAATACTAAAAGACATCGGACGAGACGTGCCGACAGTGCTCGGTAAATCGTAGTGACCGTCAGACACACGCTTCAGCGGTTGCCCGTCCAAATACATCACTAAAATGTCTTCAAGAACCGTGTTTGTAAGCACCTCGACTTCGTAGTCAGACGTGTTCTTACTAGTGTAGTCCTTGTCGATGTCGTAGCGCCATATTTGGCTCACTGCGCAGAACTCAGCCGCAGCTTCCTGTAAATGCGTTTCTACAACGATCTCAGGGCAGCCCGGTACGTGGGGCTGCACATAAGGATAAAAGCTAGCCCACGTTACTGCCATATCAGGTCACCGAACTCATGTTAGTAGGAGACGTCGCAGCGTCGACTGCGTTCTTAGTGCCAATCGCAGCGTTAAACGCAGCGTATGCCGCCTGAGCGCGTGCCTCGTTAGCACCGTACTCAGCGTCCTTAGAGTAAGCACGGTAGAGCACCCAGTCGATCATTGGCGACAGATAAATATCGTCTAGTTTGATGACTTCAGTGTTTGAGCCATCTGGGTCTAGGTCGCCTTCAGCTAAGCTGTGCGCACCCGGAGAGTCTGTGTACACCACTTCAAGCTGCGCAGAAGTCGTTGCAGGTGGGTACACAAAAAATTCTTTAGGTTGGCGAGGGTCATACATAAAGTGCTGAATGTCCACAGTACCGGTTTCAGCGTGCCACCCCGGACGTTGGTCATCGAGAACACTACGAGCAACAAGGCGAACAACCTTCTTTGCTGATGTAGCTGCCATATTACGCGTTACGTCTAGTAGACGTAGTGCTGAGCCAAACTCTGTTGTCAAAACCTGACGTGTACCTGCGGCGCACGTAAAAGTACCTGACTTAGCGTTGGCGTCTGGTCGAGCGAGAGTGATCGCAAGATACGACTCGTTCAGCCAGTTCTGAAGCTCAATACGGGGCCAACGGATATTGCTGTCTTGCAGCACGTCTTCGACCCGTCGGATAACGTCGATGACCTTAACGGTAGACATTGCTTGCCCCCTTACTCGGAATCAGTAGATTTCTTGGTAGCGGCTTTCTTTTTAGGTGCTGGTTTAGCTAGCTTCGCAGCTTGAGCTTGTCCTTCTTCAGTTAACTCACCATCTACAGCCAAGGTTACCCAAGAGCCGTCGATTCGTACGCGAGCTTCGCCGTTAGTGACTTCACCACCTAACTTGGTTGCTAATTCATAAGCATCCATAGCCTTACCTCCTTAAAGAAGGAGGGGGTTGCCCCCCTCCGACCTAGCTTAGATTACGCCTCGCCTACGAGAGCGGTAACCAATGCTTCAGACTTAACAACCTTACGACCGTAAACTGCCAAGCCGCGAACGATGTCGCCGAAGTCAGTCTGGTTACGCAAAGGCTCAGTCTTGCTGATTTGCGAAGCAAAAGCACATGCGTGCTTAGTACCTGCAACCATCATACGACGAGCTTTCGCGCCGGTAGCAGATGCGCCGCCAGATGTAGCGTCAAGACCTGAAACCAGAGCTTTGCCCGCTGCACCCTTAGGCAGGAGGTTAGATACGTAAACTTCAAAGCGATCCAACATGCCGATCTTACCGGTACGGATGGTGCTTGAGTTATCGCCAGTGAAGTACGCCTGAGCGATTTCAGTTTGCATGAGCAACTGACGCTCGTATGGTGACAAGATCAACCAACGGCCTTCTTCAGGAACGTTCTGCTCGTCCAACGCAGCAGACATACGCAAGATTGCGTCAAGTACGTTGCGAGGAGTAGTTTGAACGATTGGAGCTGCGTCAGTACCCAAGTTGTACTCAGCTGACAATGCACCTGCTGATGCACCTTTGTTGTCTGCGTCTGCACCTTCGGTAACGAACCAGTTAAAGAAACACTCGTTTTCGATGTTGATCTTCAACTGCTTAGCAGCGTCGTCAGTAAACATGTTCATCAAGTCCATGTCTGACTGGTGAGCCAATACATCGTTTACTTGAACACTGAAGTACTTACCCTTGTTGATCTGCATGTCCAAGAACACAGGAGCAGGTACTTGTGATGACAAAGTAGTGCCAGCACCAGCATAATCATTGATAGTGATTGAAGGTGCGGTACGGATACGAATGGTATCGCCTTGGTTTTTGATTTCGCCTTCCCAATCTGTGTTAGAGATTTCAGAAAGCATGGTGTTTGCGTAGAACTTAGCGTTGAGCTTGTTCGACCACAACTGCGGGATAAAACCGCCAGAGTAAGATGGGGTGGTGTCAAATGCACCAGAACCCACGACAGGGAATACAGCAGCCATTTTCGTTCTCCTAAATAGCTATAGTTAACAAAGTTAGTATAACGACTGCTTACACGTTAACAGGTTAAGCGCGAACTCGACCTTCAATGTATGCAGCTGTTATGTCAGCTTCAAGTTTCTCGGCGTCAGCGTACTTACCACGGGTATTCAGGGTGCGAATTTTGTTCCAAACGGCTTCAACTTCTCGAGCTGAATATACTTTGGCGTCCTTACCCGCACTCTGCGTCTTCGTAGTGTTAGCAGTACGATTCGGCGCAACCTGCTTTTCAAGCTCAGCTTGACGAGTATCCCTAACTGGCTCTTCCGCCGGTTTGATGCTGTCTTTAAACAGTTTCACATAATGCGCTACTGCCTCAGCATCGCCGTTGTTAAAGGCAATCTGGGCTTGATCGCGTCGTGGACCACGGATCATTGGATCGTATCCGTTTAACCACTCAACCCAACGTTCGTCGCTGTCGATCTGCTCAAAGTCAGGAACTAGCTGATGCAATTTCTGACTAAAGCTCATTTCGCCAACTTGGTTGCCAGTGTTATCAAGTTTGTCTTGCAACGCCTTGATAATGGCTTCCTGCTTCTCGAAGCGATCCTCATACTCAGAGGCTACTTCTTTCGCAATGCGACGTTGGACGTCGATCAGTTCCTCGCCGAACTCTTCTCGATCGGCATCGGTTACTAAACTGACTTTCTCTTTAGGCTTCTCAGACTCTGCTTTCTTACGAGCTTCTGCTTCCTTCTGGATAGCGTTCAGCTTTTCAGTCAGCTCCTTCACTTGGCTATGCAAGCGAGGGACTTCTGCGTCGTACTTACCCCGTAGAGTGCTGTACTTCTGCTTGAAATCGTCTTCGACGGGCTTCGGAGCTTCGTCAGCCGGCTTCGCTTCCTCAGGTTCGGCTTTCGCTTCTACCTCTTCGTCTTGTACTTCATCTTGTGTATCCGCCTCTACTTTCTCAGGCTTTTCAGCCTTACCTTCGATTTGGGCCGCTAAATGTTTCTCTAACGCTTCGGTTTCTGCAATCTGAGCTTGCACCTGTTTTGGCAATGCCATTCTTTTCTCCTTAAAGCACCAACTCTGTTCACAGCGTCCGATCGGTATGCCGTTCCCGTTATGGTGTGCTTCGGTTTATCCTAACTTTCGGGCGTCTTCGACGGCCTTGATTAGGTCTTCAAATGCTTCCGCTCGTCCCTGCAAACGGTGGATTACTACCATGTCGTCTGCCTTTACGAGTTTCTGCTTTGTCTCAGCTACCTGAGACTCTATCAACTTCAATAATGCTTCATTGCCCGGCTCTCTTAACCTGATTAAGGCTCTGATTGCTTGGTTATCAACAGTATTGAGGTTAATCATATATGTATATCATACCTGTTAACGTGTCAACGTGTACACACGTTAACGCCCGTTTGGTTTCGGACTCATGTAATTGTCTTGGCGACCACCCATCTCAGTCCCGTCTTCTTGCAGCTGAGCTTCAGCTTGCATCTGCTGCTGCATCATCATCTGCTGTTGGGCCATAGCTTGCTGCTTTTCAACATCTTCTCTACTAGGCACCAAACGGTCGATGTTAGTGTTGAGGTTACTTGCCAAATCGCGCATGAGTTCAGCCGTACCCGGTAAGCCAACAATCTGCTGCGCCACAGGGCTTTCCAATACCAGACGTAGGAACTCAGTCTTACGTACAGCTTCGGCTTCTTTGACCACAAGTGACATCGCGCCGCGTGCAACAATTTGTACATCGCCAATTAAATCCGGGTCTTGTGAATAACGTAGGTTTCTCTGGTACTGACGCTCAAGCATCGGCGTCATAACATCATGGTCGATGTTACCAATTACCTGTTTGATCGACTTACCGGCGTTCGAGATCAACATAGACAGACCTGACGAGGTACGACCTGCGCCCGGTACGTGCTGACCAGTCATATAACGTGGGATACCCGACACTTCATCAGCTAGCGCCATGAACTTATCGAACACACCCATAAGCTCTTGTGCATTTGAATTAGGTTGAAAGAACGAAATCGGAGGAGACGCATCGCCGTACTCAGACTGCTGGAACTGCCAAATCTTCCAAGGGTACATCTGAGTAATGTCTTCACCAGCCGGCAAACGACTTACGTTTACTCCTACCTGAGGACCACTTGAGATACCCATGTTGTTAGCTAGCGCACGAGCCGCCGCGTTACACATGTTCTGCGCGTCAATACACAGGTCTGCAACGCCGTTACCGTCGATACGACCCGGTACTTTCTCGAACGATGTTAGGAAATATGGCTTACGACCAAGCGGGTCGTAGTTCAACACGGCTTTAACCACCATGTTGTTTATCATCCAAACTTCGCAAGGGTAAGACATCTGAGGATCGTCGATCTCTGCTTCGTCCAGCCCCCAATCTATTAACAGTTTACCCGGGACCGAATCCCACAACTGAATCGCAGAGACGATGTCATCTTTAGACTCATCCCAGTCGACATCAGTAATGTCCTCGTGGTCATCGTCATCTAGGTCCAACCAACTAGAGCCACCACAGCCAAAATCTGCAAGGATAGAACGCAGCGCGTCCTCATCGTATCCTTCGACACCGATCATCGCCTCAACGTCTTCACGAGTTAAGTGATGAATTTCTACGACCGGCATACTCTGTATGTCATCGCCCCACGGTGCCCAATAGAACTTATACGGGTCGACCCTTTCCCACTCGTCGCGCAGCGTCTCAGTTGGTACGAGACCACCATCAGCCCACTGTAACGTCTTGCGTTTACGTGGGATCGGGCCTTTCATCACTGCGTACGGGAAAGTAGCCACATCGTTTGTAAATTCAAACAGAGCTTTGATGAAGCCGCCCTCAATGAGCTGGTCTTCCATCTTTTTCTCCATGCGGTCAACACGCTTCTCAGCCTCGTGTTTCAACTCCCGCATGGCGGTATCTTTCATGCCAGCCATTAACTCCTTAAGAGTTTGTTGGTCTAGCTGCTCACCGCCCTGCGCGTACCACTGCTGCAAGTTCTGCTGCAATATCCGCTGCATTTTCATCGCTACATCCGGTGGGATGTCTGGAATAGGAGTCGGTGAAATTGACCAAGGCTTATCTTCCCCGGTACCCAGTAGAGTATCGCGTAACCACGCTGTAGCCGTTCTACATTTAGAACTAACGATACCCATGTAAATCTCTGAGCCACCCTGCTCTTTTATCTCCGCAAGTTTCTGCGGGTCGTACTCCATGTTACGAGCACGTAAGCATTCAGACAGGCGGTCCTCAATATGGTCACGTTTGTGATCGCGCATAACTTCCCAACGTTTACGAACGTGGGACGCCAGTCCTTGGATCAGCTGGGTTTTCTGCTTCTCGTCAGACGCACGCTTAGCCGCAGCCTCAAGGTCGGAGGCTCGTGCTACCGGTATAAGAGCTGGGCCGTAAGCCATATTTAAGTACTCTGATGGTATGTTAATCGAAAATTAGCAACTACATGTTAACGTGTCAACACGTTAAGTCCAGCCACCAGCTGCAACTTTTTTCACTTCCCTGCGCTCGCCTGCCATCATGTGACTGCCAAATACCTCTCCTCCATCTGCATGGAGACACAGGTACTGGAACGCGTCAGCTATGTCGGACCAAGGGTGAGATTTCTCAGGTTTCTCGTCCTTAACCCCTTTTGTATTTATTTTGTATCGGTACTTACCAGCCAGTGCTTGGACTAGGCTGTTCGCACTAACCCCATCCACAACCAGTCCGTATTTCCCATCTACAACTCGCGTCATAAATTTCTCAACCGCAGCGAGACGCGCCGCGATCGCGTTAGACCTAGCGGGTTTTATCGAGAACCCCTCAGCTTTATATATGTCTGCAACTGTCCGCTCATCGGTCTGCACCCGCTGGAACGCTGCCGGGTCGATTATCACCTGCGAGCGCCTACCCGGGAACTTGTTAGCCAGTAGAGGTTTCAGTCTCTCCCGAACAAATCGTAGAGCACCCATCCCATCAGAAATGAGAGCATCGTAAATAACAAGACGTCCATCATACGCTACCTGTCCTATCACAGCTGCCGGCGTCAGACCGGCGTCTATCCCGATCAACAGCGGGTCATCGCTGAACATCGGCGTTATCTCTTCCTTCGAGGTGTGCGCCGTCCTATCGAACGACTTAAACACCGGCTGGCCTGACAGACTTTTACCAAACTCGGCGTGTATGTACACACTTATCCAGTCCTCAGTTTTACCCTGAGCTAGGTTGTCGTAGTAGTCATCCGGCAGGAACCTCGTCCAGTCCGCCTCCGGTGACAAGCCACTGGGCTGTATCGTCACATGCACGTTATCTGGAGGATCGCTTAACAGCTCTTCCCAGAACGTATCTTGGTCCGGCGGGTTTGTCATACCCCACAGGTGCGCGTTCGACTTCCCGTCATCAGTGACACAACCCACCCCGTTCATCATTTTGTCGGGATAACGACCCAGACGACCCTGCGCCGCGTTAAATATGTCAGGGTGAATCTCACGAAACTCGTCAAATATGAAGAAACTCGCCTGTAGCGACAACAGTCGCCTTACGTCGTTGGCGTCATCCAGACCACGGAACAGGACTTCGCACTCGATGTCTCCAACGGATATGACGAATTTGTACTCGGTCTTCAGGAACGAGCCCATAACCCCGTCAGGTATCCACTTCATGAAGTCCGGTATGGATGTGTCTCGCAACTGCTCTCGGGTGTTACGTACCCAAATGGCGCGAGACCTGCGTTTTCCATCTTTACACGGAGCCATGTTAGCCGCGTGATACAGGATTTTCATGATACCGGCTGTCGTCTTCGTCGAACCTACCGGTCCAACCGCCAGTGCGATGAACTTTTCTGAGTAGTAAAACTCGTCGAGGCTTTCAATAACCTCGAAATCAATCTGATGAGACATTAATCATTTACCGGCGTTGAGTTGCCTTCGATCGTCATACCGCCATCTGCGTCTTTTGCACGAGTTATGTTGATAACCACTTGTGGACCTGTTCCATCCAGAGATGCTTTTGGATCGGGTTCCAGCTTGCCCATTTTGTTCAACATTTTTTGAAACTCGATACGTGTTGCCGGATTCACATTGGGGTTCTGCATGTGACGGAACAGGTTATCCAGATTCACAGCACCCATTAGACGAGCCAACGTCTCCATCTTGGATGGGTCATCTTCGATCATCTGTAGCTGACCACGAGAAAGGATTGGCGCCCCTTCCAGCTCAGCTTCTTGGCGAACTTTATCTACTTGAGTACTCATGGACATAAGTGTTAACGCGTGAACTCATAAAGTCAATATAGGGGTCAAATTTTAGGCCGGGATTTTTTGGGGCGTTTTTTATATACGAAGGGGGTGGGGGTCGTGGATGTGTATTAGAGAATTCTAATATAGGTAAAAATAGGGGTTGTGATGCATGTACTACCTAAGGCTGGGTCGTATGGGGGTGCCCCGTCGGTCAGTACCCACCCACCTGTTTACGCGTCACCACTAGTAAGAGCCAGTCACCGCTCTCTAAAGATAAGGGTCTACCCCCGAAGTGACAACAGGTAGCCGGTCGCCTATGCGGTCGCGCAAATCCCAAGTAGCCCCCAAGCCCCTCGCGCACTCTTGCGCCGAGTCAGGTGAGGATCAGGATTGCGACGGTAAGTGACGGTCTCACTTGTATAGCAGACTGAAGCCGCGGCACTCTCGAAGTGTATGGAACGACGGCAACCCATTGAATAGGTCACGATGGTGAGGGAATAGATGGGCGGTGCAAACACGATGATGTCCTGACAAGTCTATGCGTGTTTGTGTGTCGAACGGTCGAAGCGTTAACCAGTACGCGGGGACAAATTTAGTAGACACCGGCTTTGGGTACTTTTGTGCCTCGGCAACGGGGCACATCTTTAAGCGTATAACCTCTTGTGCGCTTAACGATGTCATTTACAAAGGAGAACATCATGCTATCTAAATCCCAAATCACCACCAAAATCGCGTCAATCTCACGTCGTCGTGCGACTATCAACAAGGACATTCATGTCGTGTTGTGCAACATTGCGGGGCACGTGTTCGATCACGGTGACTTCACTGCAATCTCGCGTCTGCTTGATGCAACCACCGGCATGGACAAAAAAGCCATCGTCAAGTGGGCAACTGATTACTGCTTTGTCCGCATCTCTGAGGACGGCAAAGTGTCTATCAACAAGTCAGCGCGTAAATCTGCCGACTTTACCAATGGTGAAGCTGTTGTGGCTTACCTCACTGACACCGCTCCATGGTATGAATCTGCCATGACAACTGAGCAAGCTGTTAAGGAGTTGGACGAGTTCAAGCGTCTGGAGTCTTTAATCAAGTCACTTGAGAAGGCTAAAGCGGAAGGTCGCCTTCACACTGCGGCACCAAGCCAACGTGACGACCTAATGCGTCGCTACATGGATGTCGTACAACCTGCTAACGACTTAGCAGCTTAATCCTCAACGGGGCACGCCAGTGCCCCTATTTAGACAAAATATGCCAACGCGTGTTTTGTCTAAATAGTTGTCTAAATACCAAAACCCAGTAATACCAAGGGTTCCAGAGCTGTATATAGACATTTAGACAAATAGACATAATAAAAAAATAAAATAAAAGTTTGAAAGAAATGTGTGTGCGGCATGCAAAACGCGCGCTCCACCATTCCACCCTTGGAACTTCTTTTTACAACTGTCTATTTGTCTATATACCGCCTAACCCTTTGATTTTTCAATAAATAGACAAAATCCAACTGTCTAAATACCCCGTCTATTTAGCACACCCTGTCTAAATACCCTTTTAACCCAATAACACCTTATGGAGATAATAATGTCTAACTATCTTAAATACCTTGCGCGTGCGCTGACGGTAACTGTCGCGTCGCTCATCTCTGGAGTATTCATCGCGTGGCTTATCATCAACTGGATGTCTGGCTGCGGCGAATCCTTCCACTACGCCGACGGCACGACTCATCAGGGCGAGTGCATCTCTTTCATGCAGATCATGAACCCTATGCAGGAGCAACCGCATGGCAATCAATAACCGCGACATGGGTAGCGTCGTAACTGATCGTCTGCCCTTCCAAAACAATAACAAGACCGTATACGCCACCACCGTTGGCGATTTGTACGTTGTCTACTCTTATGGGGAACACTTCCCCATGTACGTCTACGATGACGTAGCTTGTGAGTGGTTTGGCAACAGCGATAAATATTCCCCGACTACATCGCGCCACCAGTCACAGGCTACGCCGTCGACCGATCACATCACCTACCTCGATACAGCAGAGCTGCAAGCCCTCATCCGTACCGGCGGCTACGTTGGTATGTGCGCTGATCGCTGCGTCGACTGGGATCACATTCCCTTCTGATCGCCAACCCCGAACCCCACAACGCAATGCGGGTGCTGAGCATCACATTAAACTGCTCACCTCACACCCCAACCCACCCACCAACTGAATAACATATTAAGGAGTTGTTATGTCAAAGACTGTCTATCTCGTCGTGCTCAACCACGGCGCAGGGGATGAAACGGTCATCGCTGTATGTGACTGCAAAGTTACTGCTGACCACATCATCTACCAACGCTGCCGTCGCCCGTCTGGCACGTCAGTCCCCAACCATTTCGACATCCGTCGTATGGTGCTCAACGCTGACATGGAGAAACTTTATGCGTGACCTAACCACGTTGGCTATGTACGCGTTCATCGTCGATGAGATGCGTCAACTCACTGATGCGCTGCCCCGCATGACTGACAACCTGACCAAAGGGTTGAAGAAGATCGACACCCTTCGGGACGAGGTGAGAGCGGTTAACTACTACGTTGACCACATCAACGACGCGATGGCTGTCATCGAAGCCACTGTTAAAACCAGACAGGAGAACAAGTCATGAATATATTCGTACTTGATAAGTGTCCGTTCGTCGCTGCTGAGTACCAGTGTGACAAGCACGTGGTCAAGATGGTCTTGGAAACAGGGCAGATGCTGTCGACCATACATCGACAGTATGGTAACGAGCACGACACCTTGTATCGTCCGACTCATGCCAAACACCCCTGTACTGTTTGGGCTAGTACAAACCGCGCCAACTACCGTTGGCTGTACGACCACTTCATCGCACTGGCTAACGAGTATCGTCACAGGTACTACAAAACGCACAGTACGTGGTTAAGACTTAGCCCAGTTGTGCAGTACTCACCACCTGATATGCCTGATGGTGAGCGAACCCCATTTGCTCTGGCTATGCCTGAGCAGTACAAAGGCGACGATGCTGTCGAGAGCTACCGTCGCTATTACGTGGGTGAGAAGTCTGACTTCCTGACCTACACCCGCCGCAGACCACCATACTGGTTGGCTGCTTGACATTAACCTGTTAACAGGTAAACTCATGTGTATGTATCTGCATACATGTAAACACATTCAAACATCTTCAAAGTGATTCAAAGGAGCAAATCATGCCTAGTATCAACCAAGTTATCGAGATGACCACTGCGATTCTCGCCAAGTCACCAACCGCTGTACCTTTTCTCAAGGGTAAGCCGGGCATGGGTAAGTCAGACGCAGCACTCCAGATCGGTGACGCGTTGGGTATCCCTGCCGAGCGACAGCTTGTCGTTCACGTTAACAACCACGACGTTGTCGACTTCACTGGTGTGCCATCGGTGCATGAGGGTCAGACAGTGTTTAACCCGACTCAGATGTTCTACCAATTCCGCAAAGGTACTGGTGCAGGACTGATCGTCCTCGAAGAGCTGCCGCAGTCATCTACTCACCACCAGACATGGGCGGCGGGTTTCATTCTTGAGCGCAAAACACCGACGTTCGAGCTTGACCCTGAGGTGCGCTTCATCGTCACCGGTAACCGTGTGGAGGATAAGGCGGGTGCCAAGCAGCTGCTGACTCACCTGAACAACCGCATGTATGAGTTCGAGATGGAGACATCACTCGACGACTGGTGTGGTTGGGCTATGGAGAACGACGTCGACCCGCTTGGCATAGCGTTCTTGCGTCTACGCCCTGCACTGCTGAACGACTTCGATGCTAACCGCTCGATCAACCCGACCCAACGTGCATGGACTCAGTTGTTCAAAGAGGTGCCTAACACCTTACCTACTGACTTATATATGTACGCTTGTGAGGGCAAAGTTGGTGAGGGTGCCGCTGCTGAATGGGTAGCTGCACGTGACCTTATGAACAAGATGCCTAGCGTCGACTCAATCCGCCTACACCCTGACAAGGCTGAGGTGCCTAGCGAACCTGCTGTACGTCACGCTGTATCAACTGCGCTGTCGATGACCTCTGCGCCTGACTCATTTGAGCGTGACATGGCGTACATGGCTCGACTGCCTAAGGAGTTCCAGATGGTGTACGTCACTGACGCCCTGCGTCTCAACCCACCGTTGCAGCAGACCAAGCAGTTCATCGACTGGGCTATTGCTAACAAAGACATCTTTATGGGAGGTAACTAATCATGCCTATTAATCCAACTCTTGCTGCTGCGTTTGCGGCTGTCGAAGCGTCACAGGCTAACCCTGCACCTGTCGCTGACGACTCATCACCCGTCGTCGCTGACCAACCAGCTGAGAAGTTCGACGACATTGAGCTAGCTGAACCTGTTAACGCATCAACACCTTCACCAGTTATCAAGGTCAAGAACCTCGACGAGAAAGCTGTACTGGTGCAGGTCAAGCGTCGCATGTACTCGCCTTACAAACTCGATAGGGCTGAGTCAGATGCGTACGGCGCAGGTAACGTGAACAAACACCTGTTCGAGGGACGTAACAACCGCGTCAAAGATACGATCAGTAAGTTCACTGCGGTCTACTCGTTCGTGAAGGACAACACTGTGCCGTGGACGACTGGCGTCGAGCTGCTGAACATCAACCACTACATGGACTTCACGTCTGGCTTACGCCAACTGATCGACGAGGCTAACGCTGCTGTCGACGACCTGTATCAGAACTGGGATGCAGAGGTTCAGGCTGACCTCACACGTCTGGCTCAGATCGCTCAGGCTAAAGGCAAACCCAACTTGGCTAACCCTGCTGACTATCCAACCGCTGACGAGGTGCGTGCTCGCTTCGGTATCGAGGTGCGTTACATGCCAGTGCCAACCACTGGCGACTTCCGTGTCGGTATCTCAGACGAGGACAAAGCGTCCCTTCAACGCCAACTGGATGATGCAGAGCGTAATGCGGCAACACACGTCATCGAGCAGATGATCGAGCCGATGCAGCGTGCAGTGGACAAACTCAAGGTCAACATCGGCGACGACGGCTCGGTGTTCCGTGACTCACTGATCGACAACATGGTCGACGTGGCTGAGCGCATGAACCGTGTCAACGTGTCTGACGACCCAACTATCCAACAACGTATTAACGACTTACGCAGTCTAGTCGGGACATACGCCAACAACAAAGACGTACTCCGTGCCAACCAGTCGGTGCGCGAGAAGGCTGCGACTCAAATCAATGACCTTGTCAGCCAAATGGCAGGGCTTGTTTAACAAAGGAGCAATTCATGGCTACGTTAGCTATTCAGGACTTGAACGATGGCATTCAGGTCAACCAAGCCGAGGTCGAGCGCAAGGTAGGTAAGGCGAAAGCGTTACTTATCCTCGACCATCCTTTCTTTGGTACTACGGTCGCCAAGCGTCCGATCAAGTACACCGACGCTATCCCAACTGCGGCAATGTCTGCGACTGGGCAAATCTACATGAACCCTGCGTTCGTCGAACCGCTCAACGTCAAGCAGCTTATGTTCTTGCTAGCTCACGAGGCGATGCACTACATGTTGGCTCATGCCCTGCGGAAACAACACCGTGACCACAACGCTTGGAACGTGGCATGTGACAAAGTCATTAACGACACGCTGATCGACGCCAAGGTAGGTGAGTTCATCGACGGCGGTGTAACACTCGACGGTGCCCGTGACCATGCGGCTGAGGAGCTGTACGACGAGAACGACGACGGCGAAGGTCAAGGTCCCGGCGGTATCGGCAACGACATCGGCGACCCAGTCGACGACGGAGGGCAACCACTCGACGAGTCGCAGGTGCATGCACTGGAGGCACAAGCCAAGATCGACGCTATCCAGTCAGCCAAAGCAGCTAAGGCTTGCGGTAAGTTACCTGCCTCTATCGAGCGCATGATCGACGAGATGGTCAACGTGCCTACCCCGTGGCACGAGATACTTGAGCGGTACATGCAAGCCAAAGAGAAAGATGGTCACTCATGGACACGACCTAACCGCCGCTTCATGGCTAACAGCTTGTACCTTCCCGGCTACGACTACATACCAAAGATGGGTCAGGTAGTTATCGCCGTCGATACGTCTGGCTCTATCGGTCAGCGTGAGCTTAACGAGTTCAACGGTCACATCAACCGGATACTCCACTCATGTATCCCTGAGAAAGTTCACGTCGTCTACTGTGACGCCGCCATCAACAACGTCGTTGAGTACACACCTGACGACTTCCCTGTAACGCTTCGTCCACATGGCGGTGGCGGTACGTCATTCAAACCAGTGTTCGATTGGGTTGACCAGTGCGGTGAGGAGATCGAGTGCGTCATCTACCTGACTGACGGCTACGGCGACCAAGACTATATCGAGCAGCCTAGCTCTGATGTTGTCTGGCTCACTACCCACAACGAGAACTTCAACTGGGGCACAGTCATCAAGTTCGACTCGGAGGCGTAATGAGTAAACAAGAAACCTATTTCATATTTACCATTAACTATGACGTTGACGACATCTGGTTTACCGAGCACTACGTCATTCAAGCTGAAGATAAGTTCGAGGCAGAGATGCGTGTCGCTCATGGCTTGGAGACTTGGTATGACGATGACGGAGTATTGCCGGACGATGACGGCATCTACACCACCTCCGATCTCAGGTACTCCGGTATCGTTGGGGAGGAAGTGTCGTGGCAGTTCGCAGACGAGTGCCCTCAACGAATGAAGATGTTCGCCTTCGGAGACGACTGGAAACCCAACCTCAAAGACATAGCAGTCAAAACCATATCCGATAACGAGCTGACCTACGCCGAGCACGTAGAAGCTAAGGAAGCAGAGTCATGAGATTCCACAACGCGTCTATCAACGATCGCTTAGAGATGTTGTACGACACCATCAAACTGGCTGACGACATGTTGGCTACCACCGGTGAGTTCAAGTCCCCCGAGCTTGATCGCGCCCAAGTAAAGCTACAACTGGTTAGAGAGTTAGTAGCTCAATCACTTCAAGACCTTCGGGAACAAGGGAGCATGCTATGAAAAAGTTCGAGTTCAAACACCACCAGAAGCGATGGGATAAGTACCAACGTTTCTACGCCGACGACGGTACGTTCGTGCAGTTCGAGGACGGCTCGCTTGGGTTAGACAAAAGCACCGACCCAGACGTGCGTCGCATGTACAACCAGTACGGTATACAGATCGTGACGACTACTGACTCTGACTGTCCTGAGCTGTACCTGCGCCCCGATGCTGACGAGCCGGTCAAACGTGCTTGGGTATCGCAAGGCGGTCAACAGAAGTTGGCTATCGACTGGGAACGTAAGAAAGCAGTGCGCCTTAACGACACTTGGCGCGTACCAGATGTCGCTCACCACATGCCGGAGAACCTCAAGCACTTGCACGCGTACTGGGCTAAGCCAAACGTAGACCCTGTTCCACTGGCGCAGATCGACGTGTCGATGCCCGACCGTGTAGTGCGTAACAGCTTAGAGAAAAAGCTAGAAGAAGTACGTGCTGCTGTCTCTGCCATTTACCGTATGCAGTCTGACGCACAACGTCGTCACTTCTGGAGTGCCGAACCTATGCAAGCAATGTATGCGTGGGATGGTATGACAGTCGAGCAAATCATCGGCGAAATAGCCGCTCACCCCAACCTAGCCAACCAGTATATGCACAACATATACCACCGTGGCTTCACCTACCCCCGTGCTTCACAGAAGTACGACTTCCTGTACGTCAAAGGAGATTACTCATGACAGCTATGGACTACTCAGTCGGAGTCATCGGCGAGCTTAGCCGAGACCCATCATTTGCCGGTGCAACCCTGCACCTAGACCCAACCAAGTGGACTACCCGTCGCCGCAACATCGTGCTGCGTGCCCTTCGTGACGGCGTCACTAGCTGCGGGTACGACACCTCTATCTTCATCGACAAGTTGACCAGAGCGTATGGTGCCAACGTCCACACCATGTCTAAGTACGGCAGAAATATACCTCTCGACAAGGTGCGCGAGGATAAGGTTGAAGAGTTACTGGCTTACACCTGCGCTTGGATGAAGTTAGGCATCGCCAACAAGGATCAGTATGTCCCGTACTGGTATAGCTCTTTCTTAGAAGCAGTAGGCAACGGCATAACCCCTCAGCACATCCCTGCACCAGACATCTCACCCAAAGAACAGACTGAGTTTATCAAGAAGTACATCAAGGACGACGAGTCTGAGAAAGACTCACGCGAATCACTGGCTCGCAAGATCGAGAACGGTGAAAAATTAATCATTCATGTAGACGCATATAGAGACTAAGAGGAACCAAACAATGGCTTATGTACGCAAAACCCAAACCCTAGTTGATGAGATGACAGCGAAAGTTCGCGCTATGTCCAGTCAAGCTATCAAACCCTACGACTCCAGTAACCTCGATGAATCTAGCCCAGTGTTCGATTCTATCCGTGCTGCTGTATCTAACTCTGCTTGGAGCGATGCGCCGGAGCTTAAAGATAAGATGCCAGACAAGTGGACAGATACGGTTGATAGCGTCCACGTAAAGTTTGTCGACGAGAACGACAGCACTAAGTACAGCACCTATATCGAGTGCGGCGATCATAAAAAGATTCGCATACCTTCTGGCGTCAACCGTGGGTACTACCGCTTCGAGTCTACGGTCAAAGACGAGCACTGCGACGAAACCCTCAAAGCGTGGCTCATTGGCGAAGAAGAGCGCAAGACCAAGCGCGAAGAAATCCAGAAGCAGTACAACGTCATCGAGTGCCAGATCAAGCAGTTCATGCAAGGTCAGGCGTCACTCAACGCTGCTGTCAAAGAGATGCCAGAGCTAGAGATGTATGTACCGGATTCTTACTTGGTCAAACTCCACGAGAAAACTGAGCGTCGTAAGAAAGCTGAGTCAGAAACCTCAAGCGTCGACGAGATCGGTATCGACCGTGACGTGTTCGCAGCTGCGGCTATCGCCCATCGTATCGCAACCGCCGGTAACTAATTTATGAGGTGGGTAGTGCGCTCCTTTGAGTGGGCGACCCGACGCGTCCAGTGTGGATGTGTCATCGAGATTAAGCACTACCAGTACATCACCGCATGAGCGAGCAATGGCACAGACGTCGGGATCCCTCAACTTAACCACAGGAATACAAATGAACGTATTAAATCATGATAACTACGCAGACCAATTCGACGTGATCGTCACTGGTGTGTCCCGTAACAACGACGTGTTCGCTATCACTGATAGTGGCGAGCAGGTTTACATCAACCCGGATATTAGCCGTGATATGCGTGTCAATATCGGCACCAAGCTGTTCGTGAAAGTCGTACCTAACTTCCAGAGCAAACGTGAGAGCGGCATCAAGTGGCGTGCTTACTCAGTCGAGGCAACCGCTGCCAACGAAGACCCAGTCCAACAACCCGCTCCAGTATGGGAACCACCAACTGATGAACAGGTTGTTGAGTACATCCAAGCTCATGGCGTATCTAGCACTGGAGATATTGTTCGAGAGTTCGACTACCCGCCTAGCAGAAACAACTGCCGTGCCCAGTTAGATCGTCTTCACCGTGAAGGGTTCATCATGCGAGCTGACGTGTATGTTCACCAAGAGCAGACTAAAGCTAGCTACTCGCTGTGGGCTACTAACGAAGATGACTTCGCCTGTGGAGATGAGTAATGCACAGGACTCCAATCAACCAACTGCTTACTGCCAAAGAGAAGCAAGTTATCAAACTGCGTTTCGGTCTGGATGGTGCGCCAGAAGGACTAACTCTTGAGCAGATCGGACAAGCGTTCGGTGTGACGCGTGAGCGTATCCGCCAGATCGAGGCGAAGGCTCTGAGGAAAATGCGCGATCACCCTGACGTTCAACACATGCGCGACTATCTGGAGGACTAATGTCTAAGCGTAAATTAACTGACGAACAAGTTCAGCAGATACGTTGTTTGAATGAGGCACGCCACCGTGCCCTGAAAGAAGCTGAGTTCTACTCCATTAGGAACATCGCCGAACGGTTCGGTGTCAGCGCCACAGTAATCCACTCAGTCATCGAAGGGTATGCGTATGCAGACGTGCCCGACGGTAACTGTAAGGAGGAAACATGAGTAACGAAGACAAAATTGACGACATCGAAACACTAATCTTAATGGCGTTAGAAACGGATAACGTTGAAAGCTTATTGTGTCCACCGCATACACAAAGCCTAACAGAAGGCATTCAACCTAACAGTATGTACGCTTCTGATATATGCGATGAAAATAGAGTCGATGCAGATTCCTTAAGCGACCTTTTATATCATCCTTCAGAAACATTAGGCGCTGAATCAGAAGTATTATGGATAGACAATACTAGATACGCAGCATGGATGGGTTTTCGACAGTTACCTAAAAAACCAAAAGGGTTAACGTATTTTGGAAAAGCTTCGCATTTTTACGAGTTTAATTATCGTCACGTGTATACAGCAGGTAAACGAAAAGAAGTCAGAAGTATTATGGTGTTAGATAAGCTAGGGAAGATTATACCTACCACTATGGCAGTACTCCATGGGAGTACGCTTTCTGATTCAAAAGGATTAGAACATACTCACAATATATTGTGTAGAGCTTGCGGAATTATCGAAGACGCGCACCGTTCTAACGCCATGCTTGCGACAGTTAAAGACGGTAAAGAGATTAAGTTTCCCGTTCCCCTAGATGACTACAAGGAAGTTTTTTCTAACCGCGATGCTCCGCTGGCGAACGGTAAGAAAAAAGCCATCGTCCACTGGGTTGCTAAGCACCTACGTCAAACACCAACTGGCAAAACAACTACCGTGAAAAAGCACGTCCGAGGCGTGAAAGACATTATGGTAGATGGGCTAACAATCAACATCCAACCTAACTAGGAACTCGTTATGAGAATATGTACCATTGACCTAGAGACCTTTTGGTCGACGACTCATAGCCTGTCTAAGATGTCGCCCATTGCATACTGCATGCACCCTGAAACAGAAATCATATCGTGTGGTTTCAAGTTCGATAACGAACCAACCGACGTTATGTTCGGCGAAGACGTAGTTAAGGCGTACGCCGCAAGCGTAGATTGGTCGGACGTTCTGGTTGTCGGGCATAACTTGTCGGGCTTCGATGCCATGATCTTGTCGTGGCGTATGGGTATCAAACCCCTGATGTGGGGCTGCACCCTAGCTATGTCTCGCCCTATCCACGCTAAGGATGCCGGTGGTTCACTGGCTAAGTTAGTCGCTCACTATAATATAGGTGAGAAAGACCAGTCGGCGTTGATGAACACCAAAGGCAGACACCTCAAAGACTTTAGTCGTGAAGAGATCGCTGCCATGAGCGAGTACAACGAGGCTGATGTAGAGCAGTGCTACGCGCTGTTCAAGATACTGTACAAGCAGACACCCAAGGAAGAGATGCGCTTGATCGACATGACTATCCGAATGTTGGTTGAGCCACAGTTCGAGTGCGATTCATCTCTACTGTATAAGACCTTAGTGGAAGACGGTGAGCGTAAGAAAGCCGCACTACTGGCGGCGTCGCACACGATGGAGACGTATGACGCACTGCTGACGGACGAAGAAAACGTCGAAGCGGTGTTGAAACTTTTATCCAGTGCGCCTAAGTTTGCTAAGTTCCTGCGGAGCGTAGATGTGGACGTGCCTACTAAGGTGTCGCCTACTACTGGCAAAGAGATTCCCGCACTCGCAAAAACGGATGAAGCATTTATTGCTTTGCAGGAACACGATAACCCTGTGGTAGCTATCGCTGCTAATGCACGCCTCGATGCCAAGAGCACACTGCTGCAAACCCGTATCAATGCGTTCCTCGATGCTGCGAACGCTCACCCCCAGAAGCGTGTACCTATCCCGCTGAAATACTACGGAGCCGACACCACTGGTCGTTGGTCTGGTTGGGGTTACAACCCTCAGAACCTACCCCGTATCAACCCGTACAAACCCCGCCCGTCGGACGCACTGCGGAAGTCGTTGATCGCCCCGCCCGGGTACAAGGTCGTCGTCGCCGACTTGTCAGGTATTGAGCTACGAGTTAACCACTTCTTGTGGAAAGAGCCAGAGAGTACCGCCCTGTTCAGTGCTGACCCTGAGAAGGCAGACTTGTATAAGGACTTCGCCTCTAAGCTGTACGATATCCCGATAACTGAGGTGACTAAGGAGCAACGCCAAGTTGGTAAGGTCGCTCACTTGGGACTGGGTTTCGGTGCCGGATACAAGACTTTCCAGACAGTAGCCAAACTAATGGGCGGTGTGGACATCTCAGAAGAAGAGTCTGAGGACATCGTTAACAAGTGGCGCTACGCCTACAACGAGATCGCCACCGGATGGCGCACATGCCATGCAGCCCTGCCAAAAATAATCCGTGGAGTAGAGGGTTATGAGATAGACCCGTGGGGCATGGTCACCACTTGCAGTGAAGGATTACGTACCCCGAAGGGAATCATTCGGTACCCGTCGCTACGTACTGAGCGTAACGAGGAGACAGGTCGGTCGGAGTTCATCTACGGTCACGGTCGTAACATGGCTCGCATCTACGCAGGGAAGATCGACGAGAACATCGTTCAGCATCTCGCCCGGTGTGTCATCGCCGACAACGCATTAACTGTACAAAAACTTACTGGCTTGAACCCTGCGCTGATGGTTCACGACGAGTTGGTGTACATCGTTCCAGAAGACGACGCTGAGTCCATGCTAGATATAGTACAAGCAGCCATGCGTACACCGCCCGACTGGTGGCCTGAGCTAGTAACGTGGTCGGAAGGTGACATCGCTGATACGTATGGCGACGCTAAGTAACCTTATGAAAATTCAGGTTTTAAACCTTAGTTTCAACAGGTGTTACAAATGTCGTTTGTGTGTCATTTTTCAGGTCGCAAATAAAGTCACATGTGCATAGTGACATTCATATAAGTGCGTGCTAGTCTACTTACATGTAAACACATAAGGAGACTAGCCGCACACTATGAGCCTAAAAGACACGACCTCGGTCTTGTTGGATAACCCCGATAAGATCGCTAAGTGGTTGGGTCTCGCAGATAAATACATTCAGTCGTACAACGATGACCAGAGTACGTTCATGCTGCCAAGGGCACATGCGTTCCTGAAACCAATAATCGAGTCTTACGCGACTAACTTGGAAGGATTTTTGAGCTACGTCAGTGGCATCAGAGATTCACTTCCCAGACAGTCGGCTGCTTATGCTGAGATTCAGACGGTATTCAGACGTATCAACGGACGATGGACTCAGCAGCAACGTCGTGAGCGCAGTGCGCGAGCGGTTGCCAAAGCTACTGAACTGTATGGTGAGATCGACTACCACACACGCCAAAAGTGGATTGCAGACCTAGAACACCAGTGGGCGCAACGACGATTGGAGTATATGGATAACGCCAGTAGAGGCGAACGACTCGATATGGAAGAGCGAGCGGAGCTACTAGCGATATTCTGGGACGAGATCGAAACTGAAATTTTTAATGGAGAGAGACTTCCCCGATGGAATTAAATAAACCTTGGAGCTATTCAGCACTTACCGCATTTGAGACCTGCCCTCGCAGGTATCAGATAACCAGAGTGACTAAGGAAGTTGTTGAGAAGCAAACCGAGGCTACCATCTGGGGTAACAAAGTACATAAGGCACTGGAGGATTACGCCAAAGGTGCCAAGCCACTACCTAAAGACCTAGAGCAATATAAAAGGTATGTGGATAAGATTTTCTCGTACGAAGGCAAACGCATCATCGAGGAAAGAATGGCTATCAACAAAAACTTCCGACCTACCAAGTGGATGGCTAAAGACGTCTGGTGTCGAGGGATTATCGACATCGGTGTAGTTGGCTCGGATACCGCATATCTTCTCGACTGGAAGACGGGTAAGCAGAAACCAGACCTAGATCAGCTCAAGCTGTTCGCGGCGATGGCGTTTGCTCACTACCCGTGGGTAGATAAAGTGGTGACGGGTTTTATCTGGCTAAAGGTTTCTAAGTTTGACAAGGATGTGTTCACGCGTGAACAACTACCAGAAATATGGAACGAGTTTCTGCCGCGTTTGAACAAACTTGGAGCCGCCTACGAGAAGGACAAGTGGATAGCCAAGCCGTCAGGACTATGCAGGAATTGGTGCCCAGTGGGTAAAAACTTGTGTGAGTTCTGCGGAGTTTAGAAGGAGCACACATGTTAGACATTAGAAATCTAACAGATGAAGAACTTGTTAGACACGCTGTAACGCGTGACGCTTTATCTCCATTGGAGCTAGAGCTGACCCTACGATTAGAAGCGACGTTAGATCGCATCGAAGAGCCAGAGCTTCCTGCTTGGGCTAAGCCATTGTTGGAGGATTAAATGGCAAGTACACCAGAAGGTCGAGTCAAAACAAAGATTAAGGACTACCTCAAGACTATAGATGCGTGGTATTACATGCCTGTATCTAATGGTATGGGGCGAGTCGGTTGCCCCGACATTCTGGTGTGCTACCAAGGTCTTTTTATGGCGTTCGAGGTTAAGGCACCGGGTAAGATAAAGAACACGACGCCTAATCAGGATCGTGAAATTGACTGGATACAACGTGTTAACGGGTTAGCACTTGTAGTCGACGACGTTGAACAAGTTAAGGAGGCAATCAATGCCAAAGTCGAGCAAGCAGGAATTAAAAACAAAGGCTGAGTACAACAAACGCCCCGACGTGCAGAAGAAGCGCGTCGCTCAGAACAAGGCGCGTCGCCATGCGATCGCTGCCGGTAAGGCGAAAAAGGGAGACGGTAAAGATGTCCACCACAAGAAGCCCCTCGATAAGGGCGGCAGTACATCTGACTCTAATACGAAAGTTGTTAGCAGAAAAACAAATCGCGGTTGGAGAAAGAAAAACCCAGAGATGTACACAAAACGAAAGGGGTAACAATGTCAGCGAACGATAGGCAGACCGGCGGTAGTCATTACCAGACCAAGATTCAGCCTTGGGATTTCATAATCTCTAACAATCTCGGTTGGTGTGAGGGCAACATCGTTAAGTATGTAAGCCGCCACAAGAAAAAGAACGGTGTTGAGGACTTGAAGAAAGCTCAGCACTACTTGGAAAAACTAATCGAGGAAGAACTAAATGCTAGTGTGGGGAAAGAAGAAGGCGCTGATACTCAAGCCCAGAGAACCAGAGAAGGTGATGAATGTCATCCCTTCGGCAAAAGAGTTTAAGGTTAAGGGCAAGCACTACGTCGCCGTACCCCACAAACTAGAAGAGACCCGCGTACTACGAAACCTAGGCTACGACGCCCCTGCCCCGATACGCCATCATTACGATTGGCCCGGAAGATATAAACCTTTCGAGGCGCAGCGCGAAGCAGCAGCGTTCCTATCCATGTACGACAGAGCGTTCAACCTGAGCGAGCTAGGTACTGGCAAATCACTGGCGTCCCTCTGGGCGTTCGACTACCTCAAGTCAATCGGGAAAGTTAATAAGGCGCTAATCATTTCTCCACTGTCTACTCTGGAGAGAACATGGGCTGACGAGCTGTTCCACCACTTCCCTCACCTCGACTTCGCCGTACTGCACGGAACCAGACAGAAACGTCTGAAGCTACTGGAGCAGGATGTCGACGTGTACATCATCAACCACGACGGTGTGCAGATCATCGAGCCTCACATCAAAGACCGTGAAGACATCGACGTCGTCATCATCGACGAGATCGCCCAGTGTGCTCGCAACGCCGGCACCGATAAGTGGAAGTCTATTAACACCGTGGTTAACAAGCACAAGAAGCCACGTACCTGTTGGGGCATGTCTGGCACGCCAACGCCTAACGCTCCGACTGACGCATGGGCACAGTGCCGACTGGTAGTACCAGAGAAAGTACCGCCCTACTTTAATAGGTTTAAGGCACAAGTCATGAAGCAGTTGTCTCAGTTCACTTGGATACCCAAGCCCGAGGCTACTGACATAGTTAAGGAAGTCATGCAGCCGTCGGTCAGATTCACCAGAGACGAGTGCGTCGACTTACCACCACTGATGTACGAGACCCGTGCGGTCGCACTGACTAAGGAGCAGGACAAGGCGTACAAAGAGATGGTTGCCAGACTGCGTACCGAGGCTGAGTCCGGTGAGATCACTGCGGTCAACGAGGCTGTGAAGATGGCGAAGCTAGTGCAGATCGCATGCGGCGTCGTCTACGCTGACGACGGATCGGAAGTAACGATCCCGTCTAACCCACGCATACAAGAGGTTAAGGACATAATCAGCGAGGCTGAAGGCAAGATCATAGTGTTCGTACCGTTCGTGTCCTCGGTCAACATGGTGGCAGAAGAACTGGGTAAGCACTTCTCAGTTGAAGTCATCCACGGTGGAGTTAAGAAGGACGAGCGTGACCGTATCTTCGGCGCGTTCCAGAAATCCAAAGACCCTAAAGTCTTGGTAGCCCAACCTGCGGCAATGTCACACGGACTGACACTCACAGCCGCAAGTACGATCGTCTGGTATTCATCGGTCACATCCAACGAAGTGTTCGAGCAAGCCAACGGTCGTATCAACCGCCCCGGACAGAAGATGAATAACTTCATCATTATGTTGGAGGGTACTCCAGTGGAGAAGCGTATCTACAACAGACTGCGTAACAAGCAGAAGATGCAAGGTGCGTTACTCGACGAAGTAAAAGCCCACAGGGGTGAGGTCATTGCTTGACAGATAGTGTCATACGCATTAATCTGTTTACATGTAAACACATATAGAGGCATACGGACTGTTATGAACTTACTAAAACCTGAAGAGGTTTCAGAAAAACTAGGAATCACTAAGGCGGCGTTACCTGCGTTACGTCGACGTGAAGAGAGCTTCCCCCAACCTATAAGAGTCTCGCAGAAGGTTCTCCGTTGGGACGAGGAAGACATCAACAACTGGCTCAATTCTAAAAAGGAGAAAGACTATGGCGAAAGTGACGGAGCTTGAAGACTCCAGACTGTTAGAAATGTTTATCGCGCTTCGTGATCGTCGTGCCCGTCGTAAGGCGGACTATGATGCTGACGACGCCGGTGATAGAGAGAAGCAAGACAAGATCGAGGTTGAGTTCCTACGTCGTTTTAACGAGCGTGGAATCGACAACGTGTCTGCTAGAGGTGTCGGTACTGCATACCGATCAACGCGGTCGTCGGCTACTGTGGCTGACTGGGATACCCTGTTCCCGTTCATCCAAGAGAACGAAGCATGGGAAATGCTAGAACGCCGTGTAAACAAAACAGCCGTAGAACAATTCAAGGCTGTGAACGAAGACTTGCCGCCCGGTGTGAACTGGAACGAAACACAAGTCATCAACTTCCGTAGAAAGTAAAAGAGGTAAATCTTATGAGCGATATGGTCGCAATCAAATCTTCAAAGCTCCCTGCACACTTACAAGGTAAGAAGAAAGCCGCTAACGTATTTGCGGCAGCAGTAAGCGCAGGTGGATTCCCAGTAGTATCCATCAAGGGCAAAGTCTTCCACATCCAACGTGGCGACGAGCGTACTCTGGTAACCAAGCCAGATGCAGACGACGAGCCGGCAGCGGCACTGGAAGTAGTTATCCTTTCAGCTAACCCAAACAAGTCTAAGGTCTACTACGAGTCAGGCTATGAGCAGGGTTCAGTAGCTAAACCTACATGTTACTCCAACGACGGCACTGCACCTGCGGCTGACGCTGAGTCTCCACAGTCAAACAAGTGTGCTGTCTGCCCTCACAACCAGTGGGGTTCGCGCATCACTGACAACGGTGGTAAAGGTAAGGCATGCGGTGACTCTATGCGACTGTGTATAGCACCTGCCGGCATGGTAAATGACCCTATGTTATTGAGGGTTCCTGCTGCTACACTGAAGACCTTGGGTCAGTATGGAGCACAGCTAGCGAAACGTGGTGTAGAGCCACAGCATGTAATTACTCGTATCGGTTTCGATCACAGCGTTGCTCACCCTGCCCTGACCTTCAAGGCGGTGCGTTTCGTAGACGCAGAAGAACTCGACGAAGTAGAAACTACTCTAGTTGAAGAAGCAGAAACCATCGGTCAGATCACTGGCGTGTTGGAATCATCTGGTCACGTCGAAGCGATTGCATCTGACGTACCTGCACACATCACCAAGTCTAAGAAACTTGAGGAAGCTGAAGAAGTAGCTGAGGCTGCTCCAAAGGCGAAGGTCAAGGTCGAAGACGAGGAACCTGCCCCAAAGAAAACTAAGAAGCCAACAAAGGCTGTCGAAGAGTATGACGACATCGACGACGCGTTGGACAACTTAGATTTCGACGATTAATAAAACAATCGCTTGGTGAAACGGGGGCTAGTCCCCCGTTTCTATCTGTCAACGCGTTAACAGGTCGGGTGTTATGGGGACACAAGAATTTTTAGAACTAATAATGCCGAGCGAGGGAAAGAAGATACTCGCACTGGCAACCCCCGCAGAACACGGTGGTGTTTGGTTCAAATACAAATCATACGATACAGCTAGAGAAGCGGCTAAGTTAGCCAACATATTCGATAGCAAAGGCGAAACAGTTTATTTCGCAGTCAACTCTTTCGGTGACTGGTACACCGACGAATCCAAAGGCAAACAACGTATACGGACACAAGAGAACGTAGTTGCATGCCGTAGTTTATACGACGACTTCGACGTCGACGACGACGACGACAAGAAGTACGCGACGAGAAAAGAAGCACTCGCCGACGTTGTTCGTTTCGCACAGGCAGTCAAGCTGACGCCTACCATCACATCTTCCGGCGGTGGATACCACTGCTACATCTCCCTAGATCAGGACGTTTCCAAAGAAGTCTGGGAAGAGCTGTCCGCTATGAAGCGCGACGTAACCACACACCTTGGGTTGAAAGCTGACCGAGCTGTCGACATGGATAGCGCACGCATCCTACGTCCAGTTGGTACGCACAACCGTAAGAACGACATGGAGCGACCAGTTGAGTTAGTCAAACTAGGAAAGGCTTACTCAGTTGATAAAGTACGCGACGCACTCCAGTCGTACATCAAAGAGTTCAATGTCGCCCCTGCCCCAACCAAAGTGAAGAAGAGTTCGGACAACCCTTTCGCAGCGGCACTGGGCGACTACCCTGAATCAGACGCAGATATTGTTGCACAACATTGTAAGGCTATCCGCGACTTTAAAGAATCTGGAGGCAACATTGCAGAACCCCACTGGCACCGTGCGATTGGCGTGGTCAAGTTTTGTAAAGACGGTGAAGCCATCATCCACGAGTGGAGCAAGGGTCATGAAGCGTACTCGCAGATTGAGACGCAGGACAAGATTGACGAATGGAACGTCGGTCCCACTTCTTGTATTGAGATGGATAAGCATGTCGGCTGTATGGCTGACTGTCCTATGGCTAGCAAATGTAAGTATCCAATTCAGTTGGGGGCATCTGAGCAAGCTGAGTCCGTAGCCGAAGAGACTGTAAAGAAAACTGACGACGAAGACGACAGCACACAGGCAACGCCTCATACAGTTATTGAGGGGCAGACGATCCCTTACTGGCCTAACAGTGGCTACCGTTGGAACGGCACGGCTCTCTCCAGAGCAGTTGTTGATGCTGACGGCGTTGTGCAGTGGCGTCCATTCGCACGTTCGTTCATCTACCCACTTAACCGTATCCAAGACTCGGAAGGTACATGGGTAGTCCACTGGCGAGCCAAAGAGAAAAACGGTAAGTGGCGTGAGTTCTTCATGCCTACCTCAGAGCTAGCCTCAACGGACATGATGGCAAAGACACTGGCGTCGCATGAAGTTTTCTTGATGCGTACCAAAAATGCGAGGAACGACATGGCTGAATTTGCAGAGGGCTTAATCGAAACGCTACAAGCATGGCGCATCGAGACTAAGACCTACCGACAGTTTGGTTGGAACGAGGACAAGACCGGTTTCGTTATCGGCACGACGATGATTACAGCTAAGGACGAAGAGACTGTCCTGTGTGATCCAGATATGCCAACAGACGTAGCCGTTGATTTCGGCACCAAGGGTACTCTCGACGAGTGGGTTGATAACATCGACAAGCTCTATAACCGAGAAGGTGCCGAGCCATTCCAGTTCGCACTGTGCCACTCGATGGGGTCAATCCTCGTTGAGTTGATGGGTTCATCTAACTGGCACGGTCTACCGCTAGCCTTCACAGGTCATGGTGGTACTGGTAAATCTACTGCCGCCAAGATCGCTTGTGGCTTCTACGGAAACCCAGAGCGTATGGAACGCCAGACTGGTGAGCAGGGTTCTACCCTTAACGCTGCGATCAAACGCATCGCCATCATGGGTTCACTGCCTATGCTACTCGACGAGTTCTCCGGCAGGTCGCCAGAGGAATTGACCCGTACCGCCTACTCTCTTGGTAACGGCAGGGATAAGGAGCGTCTGGGTACTAACGGTAAGTTCAGCACCGTCGGCGGTCAGTGGTTCAAGAACAGTTTCATCACATCGAACGACTCGATCCACGAGTCAATCAGTAAGCTGCCGGCAGGTTATAGAGTTGAGGCAACTCAGCTCCGCTTCTTCGAGGTACAGCTACCGGCTGACTACCGTACCAAGGTGTTCCCTGACATCACGCAGGAGTTCATCGAGAACCACATGGACAATGTGTACGGCGAAGCGTGCCGTCCGTTCATCCGTTTCGTGATTAAGAACTACGACTGGGTTAAGCGCCAGATGCAAGCGGCTCGTGCCAAGTTCAATCCGAAGTCTGAGGACGACAACAAAGAACGCTTCTACCGTGACACCATCTGTACTGCATACGTGGCAGGTAAGATCGCTGAAAAGCTAGGTCTGGTTAGTTTCGACCTCGCCAACATGAAGTCATGGGCTTTAGATCACGTCATCAAAATGCGTGAGAGCCGTAAGGAATCCAACACGGACATCAGTGAGCAGTTGGCTAGCTTCATCGCTACCCTGCCCGGACGACTCATCATCACCAAACACTTCGCAGACTCACGCACCAAAGCCAAGGAACATCCGATGGAAGCTCTGCGTGGACCCGCCGTCGGGCGTGTTGCCACCGACGACAAGAAAATATTTGTCACGGTTAAGGCAGTTTCCGACTGGTGTAAGGACCACGGTATCGCTCCAAGTGCCATGAAAGAAGAGATGGATCGTGCAGGTTACTTAATCTACACAGCCGACGGACAGCCTAGCAACCGTGTAGTGTTAGGTTCTGGTAGTACGGTTCCATCTGGTCAAGCCCGTTGTTACGAGATCAAATTCAACAAATTGTTCGGCGGACGTGCCCCTCTAACTTTAGTTAAGAAGGACGAAACACACGTCGAGACACAGGTTGAAAAAGCAGATTAGTGCGCGGAGTGCTATTCCACGTCAGCGAGCGGTGCGTGGCTAAACTAACACTCGCAGTTGGAGTCGGAGCCGACCTCTGAGACAGGATTCCCCATACAAGTCCTCCTCATCTTCATTGCCTGATGATCCAACCGCCTAGCCCCCGTAAGGGGCTTTTATAATTTTAGGTTCGCCACCGCATCCACCATGTAGTTTGGTGACAGGTGCGAATATTGTTCTGTAACTCGTATCGTCGAGTGCCCCGCCAAGACCTGCACCGTCCGCAATGGAACGCCCTGCATCACCAGATGGCTGATGAACGTGTGGCGAAGATCGTGCAAACTCCCTATCCCACCAACTCTACCGACTACCTTCTTAAAGGCTCTACTGATTGAGTCCTTATGCACACGAGGTAGCACATACGTCGACGCTGTATAGTTTTTAGCCAGTGCGTTCAACGCGTCGCAGCACCCGGGCGAGATCGGTATGTCCCGCCACTCGGCGTCCTTCGTTCTGGCGTCTTCAGTGGACACTACGCGAATGTGCTGCTCAAGCACGTAATCCCATGTCAGGTTATATGCCTCAGCTCGTCGCATACCGGTGTTGGCTAGCAGGCGCCAGACGTCGGCGTGATCTGGGTCTGTTTCGTATATTTCGTTTAGCTGCTCAACTGTGTAATAGTTTATTGGTTTAGAGGCTACCGCCTTGATGTCCTTCACCGTCGCCAGATGGTTCTTGGCGAGAACGTTCCACTCCACCGCCTTGTTAACAACTGCTCGCAGGGTTTTGAGTTCTTTATTTATGGTGGCTGCGGCGGGAACAGTGCCCTTGTGGTTCTTAGTGCGTCGCCGCTTCTGTTTGTAATGTTCCACGACGACGGGTTCCAACTGGTGCATTTTGAACTGCCCGAACTCAGGAATTAGGTACGAATGTACGATCTGATGCACACGCTCGTTGTGCGCCGGATGCTCGTCTGCGTGCCAGTGGAGATAGGTTGCCGCGAAGTCCTCAAAGCTCATGTCGTCCTTGGGGATCGGGTTGTTGCCAGTGCGAAGCTCAATCTCTTTGGCGTTTAGCAGCAGCTTGGCTTTGGATTTTTCTCTGGTCTTGAGGGATTCGTAATGGGCTTTGCCGTCCTTGTACCACTTAATCCAGAAGGTCTGCCCACGCTTGTATAACGTAGCCATATTTAGTTGGGATAACCTGTAACTAAATGTAACTGTACAGGTAAGTTCACCTGTGTTCAAACGTGTTCAGATAGAAATAAAAAAGGGCTACTGTTACGTAACCCTTTGTTTTATATGGCGTCCCCTAGGGGAGTCGAACCCCTGTCGTCGCCGTGAAAGGGCGAAACTTCCAGAAGTTTATCAAGTGGTTACCCGCCACCTGTCACTAAAACTGTAACCATCAGACAAAAAACACCCCGGAAGGAAGACCGGGGTGAATCAACTGCCCATAGGAGTGGGAAACCACTAGAGGTGGTTAAGATGATAGTAACTTAATTCCTAGTCAGTACCAAGTTTCTCTCTGGTTTTTGATGCACGTTTCTCTGCTCGGTATGGAGCGCGAGTCAGATTGCGTAGGCGACTGTACTTGAGAGCCCCGTAGGAATCGTTGAAGAATGGACGTACTCGGTCTTTAGATTCTTGGAGCGCTTCCCACTTCTCTTCCAATTTATCCATCTCGTCGTAGTCCTCGGCTTTCTCAGCTCGTACGTACGCCTTGGTGATTTTGGACTGCTCTTCGGTGAACCACTGCGTCAACTCGTACTGCTGCCCGTACTTCCACTTGAGAACATTCAGGTCGGTAGGTTGTAGCCCCAGACCGTTAATCAGCAGGTCTTTGAAATCGAACATAGATGGATCAGCCACGATGTCACCGTTGGATAGTTTGTAACCTTCGGTTGAGTAGCGGTAGCTCTCCATCATACTGCGAAGCCCTTTTGGAGATATGTTCTCGATGGCACGGTAGTAGTCGCCCTCTTCCGCGTACTTCTTACCACGCAGACCACTCTTGACGACGGAGCCGAACGGACCGGTTATCAAGTCGACGACGATGTCACCTGCACCTTCTTCTGACAACTCGTAGTCAGTGTACGGTAGAGGATCGAAAATCTTGGCTTGTGACAGCTTGGTCGACATATCCAGACCGATTGCCGCAGGTAGACCACGAGAGATAATGGTAGCCAGAGTTTCGTCCTCGACGTTGTCTCTGATCCAACGCTCCAAGTCTTTTGGTTCCTCGTCATCGTCACCTGCACCGATAAGCGCGAAGAAGATAGGCGCGAAAAGACCCATCGCCGGCATACCGACTGCGCCACTGACCAGTGCTGCATAGGTGGTAGAGAACCCGAGTACACGAGCTGCTGCGATACGCTCCTCTGGAGTAGCACCCTTCAGAACTTTCTTGGCTGCATCCACGTAGAACCAAGCCATCATTACCTGATACTTACGGAACTGAGTGATGATCTTAGAAGTACGCTTGAACGCCAGTGGAGCGTCGATACCAGAGAAGTTACCCTGAGTATCCTCAACTACCATTACTGCGTACTCCTGTGGAGTCATGCCATACAGACGGTTCACCTTACCGGCGTTGCGTTGCGCCAGATCATAAGCAGCTACGGCACTCGATACACGGTTGTAACCTTCCACCATACGAGCGATCTGATACAGGCGGTGAGCGGTTTTGCTCATGCCGTCGCCGATCTTGTTGACCGTTTTGTTACCCCAGTCCTTAGAGTCGAACTCATTAAGGTCTTGCTCGATACCCACGTCTAGCAACTGGCGAAGATTCAACTCTTCCAACAGTTTGCGGTACTTAGGGTCAGCCTTCGCCACGTCGACGACAGTCTGGAGGTTCTTGAAGTCGTAGCTCACAACATTGCGAGCCTGTGCGTAACCTCTGCCGAGAGCCTTGTAAGTAGCCGGAGCAGATGCGATCTCAACCAGTTTGCCAAGGGCGATCATGGTCTGAGTAGCGTTCTGGATGTGGTAGCCCACACTAGAAGTCAGCATCCACACGGTAGTAACCGCAGTCGCACGGTCTTCGATACTCTTCCACAAGCCAGTGCGTGGAGTCATGTTCTTAACGTAGTGAGTAACCATCTTCTGGTGGATCAGGTTCAGTTCTTCACTACCGGACTCGCGTGCCTCTTTCTTGGCTTCCGCCAGAGCTGAGTTGATCTCAGCCCCGTGGGTCATGTGAGCGATCATGTTGGCTTCTGAGTGCGCGTGAGAGAGGAACGAACGGATCATGTTCTCCTCAAAACCTGCGTAGCTCATACGCTTGCGACCAGACTGACGTGCGTCACGTTCCTGCATGGTCTGGAAGTACATTTCTTCCAACAGCTTTTTGAACGCGTCCTTGGCTTTCGGGTCTAGTCCATCCACTGCGGTCAACTGACCGATGGCTTTAGACAGAACCTCTGCACCCTGCAAGCCCCGCATGTCCTCATTCTGGTCACGAGTACGTGCCTCTGGAGAAGCAGGATAGTTAGCTAGGTTGGCGTCACGGAACTGGTTCGCAGAACCCATTGTGTCAAAGAACTTAACCACGTAATGAATCTGCTGAGCTTTCAGTTTCTCCACTGCGTCGCGGTTAGCTTTAGAATTGTCTTTCTTGAGCGCGTCTTCCGCAGCCTTCAGCTGGTCTGACTTAAGTACGACGACGTAGTCGCCGAAGCGCTTCAACGGTGCATACGGACCTTGCATTTCGCTCTTGCCGAACAATTTGGTCAAGCCCATCTTCTTAGCTAGGTCAGCTTTCAACTGGCGCATGTCTTCGCCGTGTTGGAATACCTGCTCAACAACCTTTCTCTGGTCTGCGTTCAGTTTCTTCCAACGGCGCTCCATGATTGGGTCAGCCTTAAAGTTAGGGTCAGTGATCCAAGATGGTTGGTAGCCCCACTTCTGGTACAGCGTAGAGTCAGCGATGAACTTGTTCACCTCTTTCATCTGTTGGTCGCCCATTTCACGAGCCTGAACCGCGATGTTCTCCACCTTCTGGAGGATTTCGTTACGGGTTTTCTCAGACTCCAGAATAAAGTTGTACCACTTGTCAGCAGACGGCATGCGGTCACGCACGTCACGAATGAACGAATGTAGGAACTTGAGTTCCTTAACGGCAGTCTTGGCTAGGGCAGCGAAGTTATCTACGGTCATTTCACCGAAGCTACCCATTAAGGTCTTAGCTACTTGCTTTGACTTTTTACCAACTGAGAACCGGATGTTTCCGGGACCCATTTTAGAGCCGGGGTTGTTAGCCACACGAATAACATCTTTATCGTTAAAGATAACTTTGTTGCGCGTGAAGCCGTCGGCCTTGTACTTTTTCGCTTCGTCGATGTCAGCTCGAATCTGTGCTTCATCGAACTCCAACGGTATTGTGGCGTTCTGGTCTGTGTACAACTCTTTTAGAGGGATGCTAACGCCGTCTACACTGCTTGCTATACGAACTGGTCTAGCTTCGCCGTCAGAAGTAGTTCGGTAGCTTACCGCTGACTTAGTTGAAACTAACAGGCTCTCAACTGTTCCATCGGCTTTCTTGTAGTACAGAACTCTCGCACCTTTTTCTTTTAGGTACGGAGTGGAGTCGTTCACAATATCCAAAAGCTGTGGAACGTCGTTTACTAAAGTATCTTGGTTATCGTCTACGACTCTTCTAGCCTTTTTACGACTGGTGTTATCTAGGAACTTGATCCCTTTAATGCCGTACTGGTACAGGAAGGCTGACGCGATAGCTTTTGCAGTTACAGCTTGACCCTTAGTTCCGGGACCTACGCGGCTACCTGCTTTTTGCGCTTGGTCATAGTCTTTTTGTGGTACGTACTCCTCTAGCATGTAGTCATGGAACTGCAAGTTAGATAGGCTGAAGTACAGTAGCTCGCCGGTTACACCAGTGAATTCTTCATCAGTCGCAAGGTCTTCCATCAAAGCATCAACGATCTCGTCCGGCATGTTGTTAATAGCTTTTAGAACAAGAGGCTGATCTTCAACGCGTTCGTCCCAGTCGAGCATTTCTTCATCAGCAAACGCGTAATCAACACGGTATAACTGACCAGTGGTTCCAAAGGTACCGTCAGTAAGTTCTAACATACCTGCAAGATAAGATTCAAAAGCCTCGTCTTCGCTCAGTAAAGAATTACCGTCTTTGTCAACCAGTTCTTGTACTAAGAATGAGCTTTTCGACTGGAAAGAGTTATCTTCCCCTGCTACCAGTGCTTGTACCAGTACGTACCCACCTCGGTTGAAAACTTTTGCGCCCGGAGCAATTTTAACTTTTATAAGTTTCGGGTTGCCGTCTTCATCGTTTCGCTGAATGTAGACATCCTTTAAGACACCTTTGTTCTCGGCGGCTATCGAGTCTTTAATAAGTTGGGACTTGACGTCATGGGTACGGTGATCCGCCTTGGCGCCTATATTTTTACTATGTGAATACCCTCTTAGAGCTTCAAAAATTTTAGGAAAATGGAAAAGACTACCAGTCTTATTATTCTTGCGAGATACGTCCGCTTGACGATATTCGTTACCAATACCAAAGCGTTCCGCCAAGTAAGTACCCCAACCAAACGCCTGAGCACCTTCGCCTGTTCCCATGAAGTCATGGTTGAACTTACGGAACCAAGTCGCGGTACCGTGGAACGTCGTGCTGTTTTCTAAGCGAGCAGCACCATAAGCCAAGTTAACAAAGTCTTGTGGAGTTAGTGTGTCAACGTTATCGCCACGGAACTTGCGGTATGCAGATTTGAACGCAGCCCACATCTTACGGATGAAGTCTCCGAGAGCTGTGCCGTCTGACTTAGTTACGTCAACGCCGTCGTTAACGGCTTCTTCGATAAAGTAAGCAATCAACTCAGATGGGTAGTCTGTCTCTGGGTTCTCCATGTGTGGAGCAGCTTCAGCCGCACGAACACGAGCCGCCTTAGCGTACAGAGAAGCGTCCGAACCATCATCTAGCTCTGACCACTCCATGATTTTGCCTACCGCAATGTCTACTTGCTCTTCAGTTAGTAGGTTATCAAGACCCATGTGAGAGCCGATCTCGTGCATGATTACAGCACGCTCGTTGCCCTCTTTAATGTTCTCGAGAATGAAGTAAGCACGATCTAAACCGTTGGAATCTGGAACTACCCAACCTTGTGGGCGAATGGTGCCAATGTCTTCGTCGGTAATACGAGCCGCAATAGCTTCCGCGGTAGTGTCGAACACAGTTACTCGCCAAGGGGCTTTCTTGCCGGTGATGTCAGCAAGCTCTCGCATAAACGCAGTACGAGTTACTGACTTCTTGCCCTTTCCACCGAATAGGTTTTTGACAGAAAACTTGCGCTTCTTCTTGGTAGATACTTTTACCTTAGACGCACGCTCTTTCTGCTCAGCTGCGGTTAGCTGTACTTCCGCACTATCTCCTGCTGCTTCGGTGTCAATTGTGCCCCTAGTTCCATCAGTTCCTTGAGCATCTTGGCTTGGTCCCTCAAGAACTTTTTGGCTTTCAATTTGTCCCGCATCTTGGTTTGTTTCATCGGTAAGTACCTCGTTGGCGTCGTAGCGGCGCTCCATATCGCGTTGGTCTTTATCCAACTGCTTCATGTCAATGTAACCGGCGTCGACCTCAGCTACGGTCATAATCCAGTCGTAAGCGTCTTGTTTGCTCAGCTGGTCAGCAGAAACAGCACCGTCAGACTTCATGTTGTTCCACATATTCAGGGCTTCCTGAGCCAGTGGAGATGCCAACACTGCGTCGATCTGTTTCTCTAGGCGCTCTTGAGCGTCCTTCTGGCGCTGCTGCTGAACTGGGTCTGGTTTAGAAATCGCTTGCTCGTCGACGTACTCTTTCTCTTCCTTAGTCAGGTCGCCGATGTTTGACTGAGAACCGCCAACAGAAGAAATCTCAGACATGGTTGACTGAGTCTGGTCGTCACCGAAAATCTCGTTCTCAGATACAGTGGTGCCAACAGATGGCGCGTCGCCGCGATTATCCTCAAACTCTTGCGTGTTGCCACGTTTAGTCTGGCTCAAACCTTCAGTAAGCTGCTCCTCAGTCATGCCAAGGGCTTCTGCAATCTTCTTCTTGATGCGAGTACGACCGGTAGTCGCCACGCCTTTAGACTTCAGACCTGCGTCTTTAGCGATTGCAGTAGCGTTGAACGAGCCATCTGCGTTCACGTAGTCAGACAAGTTGCCCTGCTTGGCACGCTCCAGAAGGAAGTCGTAAATCTTCTGCTCCGTCTTAGCTAACTTGATGTTCTCTTTATTGGCTAAGGTATTAGCCTTTTGTGAGACAATCTCGCTGTCAGTAGCGTTGGCTGCGTTATCCGCAGCGGCGTCTACCTCACGGTTGAACAAGCCGTAGTTCCCCTCATCCAACACTTTGTTGAGGTCTGGATAAGTTTCTACCCAGTTGTCACCTAGCTTCTCAGTGGCGTATTCCTCTGCGGCGTTACGCATCTCAATGTCAGCATCAGACATCGAGTTAATCTTGTCTTTCTCCGCCTGAGCTTCAGCGTCTTTAGCCTTCTTCTCCTCCACCGCTTGGTTGAGGAACTTATCGAAGCGGCGAACACCGTTCTTGTCTTTCTTGTATAAACCGCCGTTATCCAGAAGTTGGCTTAGCTCTGGGTGTTCTTCCTGCCAGTTGTCGCCCAGTGCCTCAGTAGCACGTTTGATGGCATCAGCCTTAACCTTAGAAACCTTTGGAGTTTTAGGTGCAGGAGTCTCGGTATTCTCCAGATTAGTAGCCGGAGCTGCCGGTGTAGCAGGAGTAGCGTTGGTATTTGTCTTCGGCGTTTTCTTGTTAGCGTTAAGACCTTTAGTTAGTGTGCGCTTCGCCTCTGCCCATTCTGCCGGCATAAGACCTGCGTTGATGGCTTTCTGCTCAACCGCCGCAATAGCAGCAGGATCACCAGACTTAACAGCCTCATTCAGCTCTGCCACTAGCTCTGCTTTTTCACGGTCAATACGTGCTTGAGACTGAGGGTTGCGGTTAGCCTGTACCTCTTTCATCTCAGCGTGAGCGTCTAGCGCCGCTAAGTAGTCACCCTTGAAATCAACCTCACCTTCTTGGATGCCGGCATCTTTAAGGAACTGCTTCTTAGCCGCAGCCGAATTGTTTTTAGTGTCGTAGTTGTTATTGTCCTTACGCCACTGTTGGAACGCTGCACCGATCTCGGTAGTTGGGTCGTCTAGCTCTGCGTCACGGGTAGCCTGAGCCTCTTTCTTCAGCTCGTTAACAAACTCAGCTTCATCTGGGAATGTGTCGGCGTGCTTAAGACGTAAGTCTTTCTTAGCTTCTTCCTGCTGTGCAGCGGCTGCTAACTCTTGGTCGCGTACCTGTTGGGCGGCTCCCATCTGCTGCTCGATCGCAGCTACTTGGTTAACAATCTCTTCAATCTGAGCTTGCTGCTCTGGAGTAGCAGTAGAGTGAGCCACCAGAAGTGCGTCACGGTTAGCTTGGAGTGCTGCCAGATCGACCTGCTCACCATTCATAATGACGAATAGACCGGTAGACGCACCCTCTGGAGTAACCTCTGGCAACTCGATGTTAGGCATAGAGCCATCTTCGTTACGAGGGATAGTAAGCTGCGCTTCTTCCAGAAGTGTCTCTGTGTCAGGACGAACTACTAAGTCTTCGTTAGTTTCACTGTTCTGCTTCAGACCTGCTAACGCGTTAACACCTGCACCCTGACCTGCACCAGTAATACCACCGATAACAGCGTCGCCACCAACGTCTTTCAGTGGGTGCTCATCAGTACCGATGTTGGTAAATACTTTTTCCTGACCAGACTGGAGCGTTTCTTCCACGCCTTCAAGCGCCGCGCCTTTAACAGTTCGTTTAACGAACCCTTGTTTGGCAGCTTCCTGCATTAGGTCAGCAGTCTCACCAGCCGCAACTTTCGCAGCAACGGTATCAATATCTACTGGAGAGAACTGAGCGCCGCCACGGGAGATCAAGCCAGTAGTCACACCGGCAGGTACAGCAGCCAGACGGTCTAGTGAGTAGCCATCTTCGCCTTTCTGCTCGTTAGTACGGACGATTTCACCTTCAACTGCACCGGCAGTAATCAGACCTTCACCAACGGCACCAGAAGTTTTAGCCCCCATGTTGGCGACTTTCTCTGCACCTACTACCTTCGCACCGGCTTTCAAACCTTTAGCAGCAACACCGCCGCCGAATACGTAAGGAAGAGATTGAGCAATTAGGTTAGTAACCTGACCCGGGTGATCTGCGATAAACGCACCGGCTTCGCCACCTTGGGCAACCATGTTGTCGATGTAGTCGCCGATTGATGCGTCAGGGCCGAGTTCTTCTGCGGCAGCTTGGAGTCTAGTCTGAAGTTCTTTGTTTATCTCCAACTGGCGGTCAGACAGGAATGTATTGTCTACCCACTCGCCTACACTGTTCAGACCACTGGATAATGGGTCAGCCACATAATGTACGCCGGGAACTAAAGAGCCAAGTGAAACAAGTGAGCCGGCTGCTTTTGGTACAGCGCCGACAAAGCCAACACCAACGTCAGCCACGTCACGAACAAAACTGGTGTCTTCAGACTCGTACTGAGGTTCAGTAGACTGAGGTCTGCGGCTAGCTAATTCACTACGCCAGTCGTCATCTGCACCGCCGTAATCCCAAGGGTCTCGTTCGGAGGTTTGAGCTTCCCAAGGGTTAGATGTCTTAACTTGGTCTTCGACTTCCCAAGGGTTTTTCATTTACTTAACCTCTTCGTAATTCGCCTGATCTTGCCAGTCGCCACCCAAGAATTTGTACTTCTTGCCGCCTTTACCTTCGATTACCTGTCCAACGCTGTACTTAGGTTCTGCCGACGCAGGCTTAGAAGCCTGTTTGTTTGCTCGTAGCCCGCCGCCGTTAGCCATCATAGACCGGGCTTGCTTGACCATAGCATCAACGTTAGTCCAGTCGTTGGACTTTTGAGCTTTCTTAACTTCAGCTAGGAACTCTGGAGTACTAGCCAAATCACCTAATTTGCCCGCTTGGAGTTCAGCCATGTAGTCACGAGGACCACGTATAGCTTCCGAGTTCAGCTTGTTTGCTTCCGCGCGTAGTTTCTCAACTTCGGCTAGCTGCTTAGCCAGACCAAATGAACCCGCAGGGTCGGTGTACTCAGTGGCAATCTTGGTACGCAACGCGTCCATAGAAGGTGCAGATACGATGTAGTCTACTGACTTACCGTCTCTCATAGAGGCTAGGTGGAAACCATCTTCATCTTCCACGATGTCGGCATCTAGCTCGATGCCGTTCTCTTTGTCGATGAACTCAATAACGTTCTGACGCCAGTTGGCACCGTCTGCCAATGCAGCTTTAACTTCCGCAGCGATACGAGTACCGTCTTTGGCGATGCCCATAATCTCTTGAGCGTTGAAGTTCTCCATAACTGACTTAGCGCCGATAGGGTCGTAGGTCTGGTAAATCTCCATGAGAGCCGCAGAACCTGCGTTAGGGTCGTCGTCAAACTCGCCATGCGCCGCACGCTGTCCGAAGTCAATCAGAGCTTCGTTCATTGGCTTTTTGATCTGGTAAGCGTCGCTCTCGGTGTCTAACTTAACTTCGTCACGCTTGTTCTGAGTCTCTTGCCCTGCGTTTTTAAGGCCTTTGCCAACGTTATCTAACTCAAGACCTTCAACCTGAGCACCCAACTTGGCGTCACGAGCAGCAGTCGTTGACTTAGTATCAGCAGTGGTAGCTTTAGTACCTTCCAGAGTGGCAGCTTGTTGGTCTAGCTCGCCCGGAGTCAGTAAGTCTCTGCGTGCGGTAATAGATAAGGTGTTATCTGTGTTGGCTTCAACGTTTTCTAGGTCAGCCGACTGGCGTAGAAGGTCGCCCGGGAGCATAGCTTTATCGCGTCTAACAGCTTGGTTGACCCTTGAAATATTGGCGTTGTTCAAGCCAGTGCTAGACTCAGTATTCTCAATACCGGCTTCCATCTCCCGCGATTTCAAACCACCGCGTTGGCGGATTAACTCGTCACGGATTTGGCGGTTCACCAAGTTGGCTTCGCGGTCAGCGATCAACTTCTCGCGGTTTAACTGCATCTGCATAGCGCCGGACACGTCGCCGTACTTAGCCATTGCGTCGCCCATCAAGCCGTATTTGATTTGACGCTGCTCATCCAGAGTTGGCTTAGCGTCGAAAGACTGACCGCCGTAATCCCATTTCACTGGGTCGCCCATGTCATCGGTCTCGATGACTGTCGCTTCCATCTTATTGATGTCGTCGTATTCCCAGTCTTTAGCTACATCTTGGAAAGTTTTGTAAACGGAGTTGAAGTTATCGGCAAACTGCTGCCATCCAGATTTACGCGCCATCTTAATTCTCCAAAACTGGTACGTCTGCGTCTTCTTTCTGAGTAACAGACTTCAAATACATAACGATAGACTCTTCAATGCCCATCATTAACGCCTCGGTTAGTAGGCACTGTTTGTTATCTAGTAGCACCATACGCATAACGTGGCGCAGGTCTCCCTCGCTAAACATGAGCTCGTCTTTTTCCATTAGCTGAACATACCCGCTTTAGACATAGCAGCAGCACCACCCATCAAGCCACCGAGGTCACCCATCCAACTAGAACCAGAGTCATTAACAGCCATCTGGGTCTGTGCGTTGAGCACGTTACCTAGACCAGAGAGCATCATGTTCTGACCAGAGCCGATAGTGTTCGCCCCCATGTTCATGCCGTTGAGATAGTTAATGCCGGCAGACTGGTAGTTGGCACCTGCTGAGTTACCCGCAGCGTTAGCACCACCGTAAGCTGCTGCCGATGCACCTGCGAGACCACGACCTAAACCAGTGGCGTCTAAGCGACGAGCGTAGCCCATCTGCTCTGCTTGCATACGTGCGCCGGTCTGTGCTGCTGCACGAGACGCTGCTTGCTGTAGCGAAGAGGCGTTCTGCATACCTGCAAAACGACCTGAGTTTGGATTAGCACCCATAGCCGCCATCGCTCTGGCGTTCTGCTGTTGGGCAATACCGAAGGCGCGACCTGAGTCCGCAGCCGCCTGACTGGCTAACTGGTTACGGTAGGCTTCGGTGTTAAATCTTGAGGCGTCAGCTACCAGTTGCCGTTCTAACGGTCGGTACGTATCCCGTTGGTAGTTGTAGTAATCCCGTGCTTGCGCCATCTGCTCGTTCTGGGCTGCCATCTGCTGCTGAGCGATGTCACGGAGGATAGGCGCATTCTGGTTATATTGATCTCGTGCGAACGATAGCTGCTCACGACCGAGACCTGCCATGACCTGCGCTGCCTCCTTACTCGCGTTGGCGAGGGGAGTATAATCTGGAGGTGCCGGGTTACTTTTTCCCATTTGTCTTTCCTCTGCGATAGTTGTGAGGCCAAAGGACACGTAAGTGTACGTCCTGACCTCCTGCGCCCGCTTGCCGCATCACGCATTCGTCAACAAAACCAATATGACTATTTATCTTGAGGCTCTTTTTGTTGCTCTCTTCGATAAATGCCGTCAGTCGCTTCAACCCCTGCTGTTTAAACGCATACACAAACGCATGGTCTACCAACTCAGGTAGTAGCTTTGTGGGTTTGCTAACGGCGATATGTACGGTGGCATTACATTCTCCAACATTGTTGAAGACAATTCCTGCTATCACCTCACCATCGCGTTCAGCGCCCATCGCATAAAAGTCACCCCACGAAGAGAGTTGCCCCACCTCGGCAGCGACAAAAGCACCTACGCGTTCTTTGTCGTCAAATACTAGACGAGCAGTCGACATAGATACTCCTGTTTACACGTTAACATATAGGTTCTTGATAGCATAGCCCTTAATTTTATTCAAAGAGTCCCTGCGGCTTTCCGGCGTTTCTGCGCCATGTAGACCAAATCCCAATCCGGGAAAATCGAGGCTTCGTCGTATACGTACTGCTTCACACGGGCTACTTCCCCGTTGTGTACGGTAATACCGTAATACGTATCATACGCACCGCGACGCTCCGGCAGGTTGAAATGAGCCTCCACAGTGGCAGGGTCTCCAATAAAGAAAATGTCGTAAAAATCGTCTAGTCCGCTTGGAGCCGGTCTCCCAAACTCCACCATGCCAATACCCTTGAACAAGATATTGCAGCCTTCCGGCATAAAATCTGGGTATGGATCGTCGTCTTCCCACAGGGGATATACCTTCATCCACGAGGTTTTCGAGTCCATACAGAACTTACGAACCGCTAACGTGTACTCCGCTCCGACAAGGCGCTTAAGCGCAGCGTTGCTCAACGAGAAAGAAACAACCGGTTCTTCGAGGACTTCGTGGTACACCGGAGAAGAAACAGCAAAGGCTTCTTCCACTCGAACCCATGGGAACTCTTCTTTGAGCGTAGCAAACATGTCGATGGCTTCTGCTGAGTCACGCTCGTAAGCAGTTCTTACGTTGTCGCCAGAATAGTATTTCTCAGTGTTTGTGTACTGTGTCATACCCAACCACCTTCATCTAAAAAGTTAAACACGAACATATCGACGTCTTCGTCTGGAGGAACAGAAACAAATGTCGTGATCTCACCCGTTCGCGTTGCAGTCTCTGAGGTGTATTCAGTTTTAAACGCTTTCACAGTTACGCCTTGGTTCCCGTTGGGTTCCTCAACGATGCTGACGATAGTAAACGGCTTAATAACTTCTGGCATATGTCCTCACTGATATGTTACGCCAAGGTCTTCTGGGGAACCTACCTGCGGTTCTCCATAACGCTGCGCGTCTGCAATGATTAACGCTTGCGGTTGCGTATTGATTGTTTGGTTAGAGTACGGCTGAAAACCGCCTGAGTTTGAACTATCACTGCCGAATAGCTCATCTATGCCGAAAAAGCCTGAGTCAGACCAACTGTTCCAATAGCACCCACCAAGGACGCATATCCAACCTGCTCGAATACCTTGGTCGGTTATACCTATACCGGCACGATAAAACGCCCAGTACGTCGAAGTCCAAGCATCGGTTTGTGCGTATCCTAAACACACACCGTAAATACTAAAACCTGTACAGTCTTCGTCATAACCGGAGAAAGACGCTTGCCGCTCGGCTTGTGCCAAGGAAGAGAAGTGGAACATAGGTATCAGGGGCTTATCCACAGTGTAGTCAGTATAGTTGTTAGGCGTGAACTGACCATGCCCAGAGCCGCTACTGCACTGCCAATCGCTAAGGCTTATCGCTCCCGTGCTTGGGTTAGACGGGTGTTGTACGTCGATACCGCCTGTTACAGCTAACGGACTTTTTCTACTATCGAACGCCGTTGTCCCATCGTCCATGAATACTTGGATGCCGTGAGTCTCACTGGAGGTGACTGCTCTGGGGTCGGCAAATACATACACCGTCGGAACATCCCCGCTTGTGCCACTTTGGATAAGTTTAATTTCCCACCTGTCGCCGCTTGAGAAAGACCCAGTGTTTTTAATACCGGCGATAGATACGAACCCATCTGGGATGGTAAAAAACGGTACGGGTATTACGCCGGTAGAAAGCGTAATCGTGTAAGTAATCTCTTTGAAACCACCGTAGGCAGTACCGGAGTTGCTAATCGTACCGTTTGTCATGCGAGCGATTAGGTGGAGATTACGAGTCTCGCTTGAAACCAGAATCTCATCATCGTCGTTATATGCGACAAAGCCTGTAGTCATCTGTAAAGCACCATTACATAAACTTTTTCGTGGTTTGATCCAGATACAGTTACGGTGGTGCCACTTCTCGCTAATGTTGCTGCGTAATAAGCGGTTTCCACATCAGGAGGATCAATTAACACCTGTGTGAGCAAAACCTGCCTGTTGTTGATAACAGGGTACGTTTTTGACACCGTGTCACCGGCTGCGACATAGAACGCATCTACTTGGTTCCATGTGACGTCATTTGTAGAATACGTCAATTCGCCATCGCTGTCATATACTTCTAGTCCGTGAGACATTAGAGCTTACCTATTTTTACCCTGAGAACTCCTTGGTCGTCGTACACCTTGATGGTCTCGTTGTTCATCTCCATACGCTCACCATCTTCAGCAGATTTAATATCAAGGTCGCCACGGAACACAGAGTCACCGTTCATCTCTAGTGTAGCCGGTCCTGTCGCTGTGCCATCGCCTTTAGTAAATCGCCAACCTTTTGAACCCGACACAAAGTCTTCTGACTGAATTGTGTCTCCGATTTTCGCGTTTGTGATTGTGCCGTCTGCAATTTGTGCGGTGCCAATCGCTACGTCAGCGATGTAAGTAGAGACATTTTCGGAGGTAATCTGACCGCTAATATCTACGCCAAAGGTTGCGCCAACGGTGGCTTTGCTTACTGCGCTGACAAAATCTATTTCAAAGACAAGGTTGCGCATCACTCCCCTGAACGCAAAGCTAGCCCATTTTGTACCCGCGTTTGGTGTCCAAGTATGTGTCTCAGTAACCCAACCTGTATTAGTGGTTACGTTTGACTGAAAATAAGAAGAATGGGTGAAATCATGTACACCGTCTTCTGAAACATAATTTGAGCCTACGATACCGATAACGGTGTTACCTTCCTCTAGGTCGTTGGTAGTACTGTAAACACCTATAGAGTAGGGAGAAAGGGTAGTAGCGCCTGTAGTCTTATACCTAAACGTAAATTCGTAAGTAGTGTCAGGGTTAACTTTAAAGGCAGGGTACAGTAAGTACTTAGCAGAATTGGTCGTGTTGGTAGAGTTTTTCTGGAACCGAATAGTTCCTTTTTCTACGTCAATATACGTAACACTAGCGTAGGCTCCGTCTTCCTGTTCGGTGCTTGTGTCATACGCCATGGTCTTCAAACCCGCAGGGCGTCCATTGATGCCTACAAACTTGTGCGACCCGTTGTACAGCTCTTCTGCACCAGTGAAGTCTGCGCTAGTAGGTACGGTTAAGGCACTTCCAGAGGTAAGGATTACGTTACCGTCAGCGTCTTTTATCGTTAAGCCGTCGGTGTTGATAAGGTCTGCTGTAATAGAACCTGCTTCAATGCGATCAGTATCCAGATAGCCTGTTGTTATCTTACCTGCATCTAGGCTTGCAATTTTTGCGTTATCAATCGCTGCATCACCAATCTTGGCGTTAGTTATCGTACCGTTCTGAATGAAGGCGTCTTTCATGTAAACGCCAACAGGAATAGTCTCGCCGTTAATTGTTGTCTCAGTTGTACGGACGATAAACGGATATTCTTCGGTGCTACCCGGTCTACCAATAGCAAATGAGTCGGCGTTAACAATAAACTCGCTGTATGGAGTACCATTTATCGCAGTGCTCGCCAACCCAAAACCAGATACATACCCGTTTGTATCTACCTTAACCGTGTATTGAGCGAACAAGTCGCCAGTTTCGTCTGCGCGTGTCGTAGCTTCCGTTTGGATCGCTGCCGTGTTGTTTCCAACCGTTGTTTGCAAAGTTGTTATTGAACTGGCGTTAGAACTTATGTCCGTTGTATGCGTTGTCAGAGTTTGGTTGATCGTAGAAAGACTATTGTTAGTAGCCGTTGTCAGATTAGTAATCGACGTCGCCAGAGCCTCGTCTTCGTCTACGCGAGCGGTTTTTTCTGTGCGTAACGCCGAGAAGAAGTCAGCGAAGCCGTAGTCCATTGCCTCCACCCAATCTGAACCATCGTAACGATAGATACGGTTTGAGCGGATAACGTAATCACCGTCGAGGTAGTCATCTGCAAGCTCTTGGTCGGTGTCGACCCACATATCACCAATTTCAAGTGGAAGCGCTTCGGTACCTGTTGGTTCAGTCGACTGATAAAACGTACGGTTCTTCGAGTTAGCTAACGCGGTGACTGTTGATATGTCAGACGCCAAGGCAGAGTCTGCGTCGGCACGAGCAGTACGCTCGTCATACAAAAAACCTTGCGTGATTAGAGATAAGTCGTTCCCTGTGTAGTCACCCCTAACCTGCGTTGCCAACGTGCTGATACTTGCAGCGTTTGCGCCTACATCGTCGTCGAGGTTATCAAGACGGGTTGTGTGCGCAGCTACCGCGTCACCGATAGACGCGTAGTCACCGATATTTTCCCATTTAGTAGCGTCGGTTCCCGGCTCTACGTTGGTACTAGCAGCAAGTGCTAGATATAGAGAGCCTTCGTGAACTACTTGGTCGTCGGTAGCATATGTAGTTGCATCGTCCCACGATGGGATATTCAAGAACTCGTTGAGCTGTTCCTGAACAGAAGCAATACGAGCGTTAACGGAACCCGAAACAGTAGACGCGCCGTCGATCAGGTCAATACGGTCACTCAACGACGATGCTAGTTCGCTGTCAGTAATCTCGCCGTTAAGCAGCTCAAGTAAGTACGTCGGGTCTTGACCGGTAGAACCTGCAACACCTTCGGTAGACTGGTAAGGACCAACCGTTCCGGCAAAATTAACAAAACGAACCCAATACCAACGGCTGCCACCTGCGCCTATGTTGTGCGCGAAGAACGTACCCGGCGACATGCCGACAAGCTCGGCTTGCCCGATAGTAGGGTCTTCAGATGGGTTGGCGGCTTCTTGCTCGGCAGTACGTGAGGCTGCCCATATCTCAGCAAACGCATGGTTCGCATAAACTGGCTTGTCCCACGTCACCATAATGTTAGCCAGTGCGCCACTGGCAGTAACGTTCTTAGGGCGCGATGGTGTTACCTGAGTTTCTTCGGCAGTCGCCGGACCCAGTATGTTACCTGTGTAAGATGCTATACCTGCGGCAACGAGTTGGCGTGCAGTAACTGCCGCATCTGGGCTTTTACTGTCTAACGCTTCACGTACTCGATCTACAAATGTGCGTAGGTCTCGAGGTATGTTACTCGAAACCGAAGGAAGTTTAGCCATCTCTCAGCTCCGCAGAGGAGTGCGCTACCGATAGTGAGAACACTTCGTAGTCACCGTTAACTTCCATCTCCCAGTCACGACCAACTTTAGAAGGTAATCGGAAAGGGTTTCTCGACGTAACCGTCTGCGAATGGATTACTGTCCCATCGGCGATTAGGTCGACATCCATCGGGTAGTTCTCAGCTTCAAGCTGGCCCCATGCGAAGCTCATTGGCTTTGGTAACGTGTATTTCTTTGACCGCCAACGGTAGGTCTTTGTACTTCCCGCGTTCCACACACGAATGTCTCGGTTGGAGTAAGCTAAGAACAACTTGTCTCGTTGTAGGTCATGGTAACCGGCTTCTGCGTAAACATCGTGGGTAACGATCTGTTGGGTACGCATGTCGTAGATAAAGCCGCCCTGTGTCGTACCGTTGTCGTAGAACGCGATGTACTGGTTGTCGTGCTGATACGCATGGATCGACTCAGGCTTGAAGAACGCTTGCCACTGCTCGTAGTTAAACAACTGCTCAGTCACGATGCGTGAACCGCCCGGTGACAACATCATCAGACCATCAGGGGCTGCGTAGAACACCGCTCCACCGTGACTAACAATACTGCGTTTCGATACACAGGCTTGCTCAAGGTCTGATTTCACAACGACCATAGAGTCTGGGTGAGAGCCTTGGATGAGATACGGCGTACCACTAGTCAGTACCGCCAACGTTGTATCCATGCGCCCTAAACCGACAACCGGATAGTCTAACGACTGAACATATTGCTCAGGCCAAGCATGCGGGTGGTATGGGTCACAGAAGTAAACGTCTCGACCAACAAAACCTGCCATCAAACCGTTGGGTAAATTGATCAGACCGCTTAGGTCTTGCGGTGGCTCAGCCCACGTAATCGAAGGTAGCTCTTCCGCTAAATCTTCAGGCTTCACGTCATCAGTAAATGTGGTGTTTGCCGCAGGAATCTCTTTGACGAATAGGTAAACGCCGTTCACAGCACGATAGATACGACGGTTAGTCACCACATACTCGCCTGTCGGTACATCAGCTAGACCACTGATAGATACAGTCTGACCGGCACGGACTTCCACTTCGTTAGACGCAGGAGCGGGTGCAGACTCGAACTCAAAACCTGACTCTTTATTTACCCAAGTCCACGTGTAGACACGGGTCTCGGTGGTTTCGTCTTCATCGAGGTAGCCTTCAGCAGACTGTAGCGAGTAGGTCGGTGTAGTTGGGTATTCACCGACACGATAGGAAATTGTCGCAGACGTACCGACTGCGTTAGTCTTCACAATAGCAAAAGGCTCAATCGCACCATAGGTCTTAACTGTAACACCATAGGCTTGGAGCAGACTCAAGCTCGACACATACGCTGTCGCAGGTACTGAGATGAACTTCGTCTCACCGCCGTTAACCGTTAGCGCGATGTACTTCTCTTCCGCAGAATCCACGTTGCCCTGTGTGACGATAATACGTGCAGGAGCCGCAGACTCAGAGCCTGACTCTTTAAGGTTAGCTACCTCTGTGGTGCCAACCAGACGCTTGAACTGAATAAATCCATCAGCACCGCCGCCTTCAGTTCCCGGCTTAACAACTACGCTACTACCGTAAGCTGTAGCGCTGACCTTGCTAGACGCGTTACTTGTGATGAACGTCGCCAACTGACTTGCCGTCATTGACCCAGTGGCAGATTCTGAGAACACAGGATTGCTTGTCTCAGTGATGATTTTTATCGTATCGCCAGAGGCAATAGAGCCGATCTCTGAATCAGGGATAACTAACCAAGCGTCAGTGTCAGACGTACCTGTGGCAGATAAGTTAGGGTTGGCGTCGTAAACGAACGTGCCGTCTAAATCTGACTCTGTTCCATTCTGGAACTTAACGAACAGCTTCGCATCTTCACCTGTGGCAACAGACTCAATCTTCAACGTACCGTTTTCAGGCGTTGTGGTGACATCTGAGCTTAGCGCAGCACTGATCGCGAGGGACACTGAAGACGCGCTAATAGGGTCAGTAAGCGCCACTGTGGTGTACTCAGCCGCATCGTCCTCTGTCGTGCTAATCAAAATCCCGTAATCGGAATCTAACTGGTCAATGTGTGAGCTGTTTAGTGTGACTTCCGCGGGGTGTTCACTGGCTGTGAATGAATTGCCAAACGCTGTCGCCGCTTCATCCGGTTGGGGTAAACCTAACGGACGCGAAACTGTCGGGTAGTCGCCGGTCGCCAGAGCTAAACTGTTGTAGGTAGCCTTTGGACCGCCGTCGCCGGTGAAGAACGTCCACTCTGAGGCGTCACCAGAAATCTGGCTGCGACACACATCAACATCAAAAGGCCAGTGAAACCAGTAACGGTCGTCCGCAGTGGTGTCTTGACCGAAGCGATAAATTGTCTGAGGAACCGTTGTTTTAGTTAACGTGTGGACAGATGAACCCGCGTCTTTAAGCGGCTGTAGGCTACCGTTCCACAAGGGGCAGTTCACGGCAACCTGAGCTTGGTTGTCCTGTAAGTAACGCGGCGGAACCTTCGGTGCGATGCCGCCAAACGTTGATATTTTTAGAACCGCCATAGTCTACTCCGCCATTTCTAGCGCTTGTTCAAGTGTCTCTTGGTTACGCTTAGTCCAACCTTTTCCAAATGTATCAAACGTACCTAAACTTTCATAGAACCGTTGGCGTACGTCGTGCATTCTCTGGATAACATCTTTCTCAGGAAATTTACCCAGTTGGCGCAGCGTACGTAGCCCAATTATCCCGTCTTCCGTCGCGCCGATGATGTGCTGTAGCGCCTTCGCGCTGCGTGAAACCCCGCTGTTTACCGCCCAGTCAAAGACCGCCCAGTCGACGCCGGTAGGTAAATCGTCCCCGCGTACACGGTTCCAGTACTTTGTCCTGTAGATAGGCGCGACCATGGTTGGCGTGAGCATACGCATAATCGCCTCGGAGACTTCCATATCTCGGCCCTCTTGCTCAGCTAGGTACTCTTCCAGTGCGCGTTTAGTTACGCCGAGATTTGTCATGCCGCCGGGGTCTTTCGGGTGGTTAACAAAACCACCTTCGTGTTTCAGCAGCATCTTCAAGCATTCGTCAAAATTGCGTTCCACTACCAGTTATCCTTCTTACTGCGCTTACGCTCTTGCCACATCTCGTAGTGTTCAAACGCGACAAGCCCAAAGACTGTCAGTGCCATGCCGCAGAACACACCAAACAAGAAATCAAAGTTTAGATTCAATTAGTTAAACCCTTCTGCTTCTCGTAGGTGCGCAAGCCGCCAAGGCCGAGCATGCCCATCAAGACGGTCATCATGCTGCCCATGTCGAATTCTGGAAGGTCGATAGGATCATACCCACCATAAGCCAGACCGAAGACAACCAGAGGCTGCATAAGAAAATGATAAGCAAAAGCCGCAGCGCATACCCAACCGAGGAACGGTCTCCAACCGCTCTTGAAGAGTGAGGGGCTTTGGGCTTCGATCTTATTAACTTCGATTTGTGCGAGGGCGATTTCATGGGCTTGCTTCTCCGCCATTGTGGCGATCTCATGAGCCAATGCGTTCTTCTGGTCTTTGTCCTCGATGAACTTGTCCAGTAGTCCGGTAACTGGTCCGATTAGTGCCTGTAGCATTACTTAACCCCCTTGTTCTCGTTACCCATCCAGATAGCGAATGAGCCTGTCATTGCTCCCATAACGACTGATACGAACCCTGACTGTTCGATGCTTGGGTTAGGGAGCTGCATGTACCATTCGACACAACGCCATGCCATAAAGGTCATCACGAGCATCATGCCTCTAGGTACAATCCTGTATTGGAATATTGCGTCTGCGCTCATATTCTTGTCCTCAGTCTGTAGGGGGAGTCGCTTGGTGGTTACTAGCAGTGTCCACCTTGCCCTTACGGATTACTTCCCCAAGCAGCGTTTAACCTTCTTGCACTTCGCAGGTGTTGGGCACCCTTTGCATGGTTTGAATGCTGCTTTCGCTTTTGATGTGGCAGCGCGTGCGCCACGTACAGGTTTCTTAGCCATTACCATTTCACCTTATCTGCCCAATACGCCGCAGACATTTTGCCCTTAGCGATGTTCTTGCCATGCCGAGCCTTGAACGAAGCACGTTTGGCTTTCATCTTTGCAGACTCACCCTTTTTTGGCTTACCGGCGGTCTTAGCGCCCTGCTCACCGAAACGAATAACTTTCTCTTTGCCGCCAGTGCATGCCTTCACGACATGTGACTTTTTAGGATGCGACGGCGTGCGCTTTGGTTTGTTACAAGGCATCGCCTTTTTGTTAACTTTCTTTGCCATTATTTTGTCTCCTTAACCGCTAGTATCAGCGCTAGTAAAAGGCCGAGCGTGCCAATAGCCAACACTGTTATGAGTAATACGGCACCGATGTCCTTTAATTTTTGTATGCGTTCAAGCTCCGCGTGGGCTGTTTGTTTACGCTGTTTACGTATGTCAGCCTCTAGCTTCATAAACTCTCGTTGACCACGCTCCCCCTGAAGCGCTCCCAACATCTGCATAAGCTCTGATCGCTGTTCTCTTGCTGATACTCGGGCTGTGTATAACTGCATCGCTTCTTGTTCGACGCTTTTGCCATTCTTGGGTATCAATGAAGTAAACAGAGACGACTTTTTCTTTTTGTTCAGCTCGTCGAGTTTGTC